TATGCCTATATTATTTAGTGAAGAGGATAGGTTTGGTGGTGATGAAGTATTTTGTGAAACATTAGGTTATGGCGTAGTCATTGCTCAGGTTGGTACAGCACAAAAGAGAACATCTAATCCAGTACCAAGAGGTGTGGCAAAGATAGGTGATCCATTACCATATCTATTTGAGTGGAATGGTATGGTTGGTCCATTACCTAAACTTGCAGAATGTGCAGGAGGTGTTGGTGTTATTAATACCGCTCCTGAAATTGATGGTGTTGTAAGACGAGTGCCATTGCTTATGAAGATAGGCGAGGAAGTATATCCTAACATGGCAATAGAAACAATACGAGTTGCGGTTGGTGACCCATCGTATCAAGTAAAAGCTGACGAAGCTGGCATTAGTGCTATGCGAGTTCCTGCTTATGCTACAATTAATACAGATACAAGAGCTAGAGTTTGGGTAAGATGGAATAAAGAATTTAAAACTATGAGTGCTGCGTCTGAAGACTTCACGCCGCTTGCGGGTACAACAGTGATTATAGCTATGACAGCAGAGGGATTAAGTGGAGTTGTTGCAACACCAGTAGGTGAACAATATGACTATGTTATATCTGCACAGACTCTCCAAACAATCCTAGATGGTGAAACAATAAAGCGGTATGACCCTTTAATAGAACTGCTTGCGGGTCTTGTATTGGGTATTGCTATCATTCTTATAACAAGATTTTTGCCATACTGGTTTATTGGTCTATCACTTATAGGTACATTTGCAGGGGCCTTGTATTACTTCCAATATATGTTTAGTACACAATTAGTTCTTGTAGATATCACGTGGGCCTTGTTGACATTCTTTATCGTAGGATTCCATGCCACATTTAATAGGTTCATATTAGAGTTTAGGCAGAAGCAACAGATCAAGAAACAGTTCGAACACTACTTAGATCCAAGGCAAGTCAAAGAACTACAAAAGAATCCTGATCTACTTAAGTTAGGTGGTGCTAGAAAGGATATGTCTTATTTGTTTATGGACATTATAGGGTTCACACCTATCTCAGAATTCTATAAGAACAATGATGACCCTGAAGGTTTAGTTGTTCTTGTCAATGAGTTCTTAGATGAGATGACTAATATTATATTGGCTAATGGTGGTATGGTCGATAAGTTTATGGGTGATTGTATTATGGCAGTGTTCGGTGCACCACTTGATATGCCTAATCATGCTGAGATGGCTGTTAAGTCTGCTGTTGAAATAGAAGCAAAGACATTAGAACTAAAACAACGATATAAGGATAGAGGCTTACCTGATATCAATGTTGGTACAGGTGTGAATTCTGGTCCAGCAATTATCGGTAATATGGGTAGCTCAACTCGATTTGACTTTAGTGTGATAGGTGATGCAGTTAATCTAGCAGCAAGACTAGAAGCAACAGCAGGTAGGGGAGATTATTCAGAATATCCAACTATATATTCCTCAATGACAAGAGACCAGCTTCCGCCTGATATGTTCCATAACTCTAGAAAGATTGGTGATATTAAAGTGAAGGGTAAGGAAGATATTATTGAAATTTATCGAGCTCTTTAAATTCTTTAAACTTAATCATATATTCTTCTTCTGTTAGCTTATGCCAGCCACAACATCTACCAGTAGGTGAACGTCCACAACTACACGGAAATTTACTATGGGGTGGAATGCCTTTAATCTTTTTCTGCACTTATTAATACACGAACTACACCATAATATGCATCATGGTCTACGGCATTAGTATAGATCTCTGCAACATCCTGTTGGAGTTGCGTTAAGCCTCTCGTTGCTTGGACTCCATCTCTATGTGGCATTTTCATCATTTGTGAATACAAGAGATCATTTTCTAAATAGTCACGAATATCTTTTTTAGTTTCTGGATCTTGACCATGCCAAAAAGATTCTACCTTACCATATTTTTCCCACGCTTCTTTTGTTTTATATTCTTCTATTGGCATTATTAAAGTAGGCAAGTCATTCATGCTGAACCACACTTTATCACATTTTGATAATGCTAATTTAATTTTACTGTCGATAGTATTTCCATCTGGCCAGTTCATAACATTTACTGCAACGCCATACTTATATTTAGGTACGTCTTTAAAGGATTGGCTATCAACATAAGATTTTATATCAGCTTCGCATGTCATGTCCATGCCATCTATATTAGGAAAGAAATGCTTTAGATTATTTTCTCCACATCCAATATCTAATACAGGGGTATCACCAGTGCTTTTTAAAAAATCATATAAACTACGAATGATAGGATAAGGTTGAACAAACGGACGTCTCGAAGTTAGAGTCAGTTGTCTAATATAGAACTGCCAAGTTTCGTCATATGCTTGTATCATTTTCTTTTTTCCCTCTTCATTAAATTTTTTAAGGCTTTTACCATGTTAACTTTTTTGTTGCTTCTATCATGTCCAGCAACATGTAGTTTTTCTTTTAACTTTTTTAATTGTACTTTCTTATCTATATTACGACTAGTGATATGATTCATATTATTATTTATAGAGAAAAAAAAAGCCAGCCGAAGCTGGCTTTGTGTTACTGTTTAAGCGTAGTGAGTTTCGAACTTTCTCATATTCTTATGAGAACCGAAGCTAAAGCTTGCATCAGAATGATGTTCCTGTCTTTGACGACTAGGATCAGCAATACCAATACCCATTAACAATACAGTGTTCTTACCTTCCGGTACTCCCAATGCTTTGTTAACTTTGTCCATATGAAAACACTTGCAACAACCAGTAGAATAACCCATCATAGTTGATACTAGGTTTAAATATCCTGCAGCAATACCAACAGCTTGGTCTCTGTCTTCTTTATAAGACTCAGCCAATTTGCCGTCACCTGTTTTGCCATGCATAGTCTTAGTAGACTCTGAAGGCTCACGAACTTCCTCACCCATTTGCCATGGCTCATCTTCAACAAACGCGAAGACTGCATGAGCAGATAGTTGTGAGTTAGTTGGACCAAAACCTCCATCATAACCCTGAACGCCATCATAGCCTCTGAAGTCATTGTCTTCAGAACCAAAATCAGGAATAGCAGTCGCAGCTTCAATCTGTTCGATTATAGCACGGTCTGTTATTACGTGGGTTTTATAGTGGTTAAGGTTTTGCTTAGTAGGACACTGTGTAGCAGCTTCAATCATAAGATCGATATCTGCCTGAGGCATCTCTTGTGTTAAATCCCAGTTGCGATTGCAATGCTGAGATTTTTGGATAGACTTCTTAATCATTTGTCTAAACATATACTTCTCCTTAAGTTAAAAAAAACGTAAGATTGCAATCATAACCGATCGATCTGGAGTGTCTCTCCGTGTTACTGACTATTTCGATATTCTCGCTTACTTACAAGTATATTTATACTATTCTTTATTTCGACGCGCAGTTAATTCAGCTTTCATTGCGTCATATTTATCTTTACGACGTTGGTCTTCTGCTACTTGCTCAGCTTTTCTCTTTGCTCTACGCTGTGCAGCCCATGGTCCAACAACATTAGTAAATATTAAGAATCCGATTACCGCGTATAGTACTGTTTGTGTTAGGTTTTGAAACATATATGCCCTCAATTGTTCTTCGTTTCCAGCCTCAATATCACCTATTGCAGGTTTGTCATCAGGTAGAACTGAATCAACTGCTATAGATGTTGCAGCATTGCCCGCGGCTGCTAAGGGGCCTGCTATTACGTATGTGACACCAGTTGTTGCTGCTGTCTTAATAAGGTTTTTGGGATCTAGTGCGTTGAAACCGCCTAACATGCTACATCCACCTACCGAAAGTGCGAGAGTCCCCGCTAGTATTTTCTCAATCATATTTCTATTTATAAGGTTTTTGCGGTGCACGACCCATTATATGTATGCGGTCTTCAAGTGCTGAGTTAATTGCGGTGTGTGGATATGTAGTGTCAACATACCATGGATAACCATCATCAGGCATATGGAATAATCTCCACTTTTCATCAGCCATAAAGGCCCATTCATTTGTTTTTACCACTAAATGTATTCGTGAAGTCGGATCAAAATGGAATGTATAACAAGTTTTCTCAGGTAAGACAAGTAATCTTGCCCTTGTTATACCTAAATCATTTATGAATCTAGCTATCTCTGAATCCTCATGAACGTTGAGCTTATCAAAATCATTCTCAACTATACCCTCAGGGATCTTACTTACTTGAGTGATACCAGTATAGAAGTCTTTACCATCCAATGATTGTAACATAATTTGATTATCATGTAATTCATGTGCCTCTAATAACACAGCTACTTCAGCTCTAACCTTTTCTAAATCATATTGACCGAACTGGTGTAATTGTTTATAACAGTTAGCATACATGGTTGAATAGTCACGTAGGTTATCTGATATTGTTATACGTTCATCATATGCTAGAGTTCCTATTTCTTTAACGACCTGGTCATTGTACTTATTTTCTTTCTTTGATTCATTAGGTGTTATAGTTATTTCTTTTACACGATGAGGATGTGTGAGTATCCATTCAATATTATTTACAACAGATCTATGTGTCATCTTATTTGATGTGATATGTTCTACACTCTCACTATCCAAATAACCTAAGTTTAAACATGTAGTATTATAACCATTATCAAACAGTTGTGAGTTAGCATCTCTTAATGCTTTCTTCTCAATAGCATAAGTATATTTCTTTTGTTGTGGATGGAATATCCAGTCAGATGCATATGAACCTATGTTGATAACTCTCTTGCCTAATTCACAAGCTTTATATAATAAGTCCACCTGAAGGAATCCATCATGCTTACAATTAATGAATACATCACATTCTTCAAGAGTCTCGACTACATTCAATCTATCATAGATATATTTGCCTAACCCTCGACGGGTGCCGTTAACATAGAACTTCATTTAAAAAATCCATCATAGTTACCATTTTTCCACCATTCAGCTGGAACCTTTGGTGTATAAAATATATATTGTTCATTATTAGGATAGATTATATTAATCTTTGTAGGATGTACAGTCCACTCTGAAAACAATTCATTTTTAACTTTTAACCTTTCAAAGAACTTAGGAGATTTATCTCTACTCCAAAATATAATTCTATCACGGATCCAATGCATAGCATATTGTAATTCTTCAAAGTTGTCATTCTTCTCTAATAGTGTGGTGCCATCTGTCTTATACTTTTCAAAAGCAAAGTATCTAGAGAATACTCTAACAACTTTATCAGTAACATTTTGTACACCCGAGCAGAAGACTGGTTCATCACCATCAAATACAAAGTTGTACATATACATTTTGCCTAAATGCAATTTATCTCTGCTATAATTATCTGCTAACCTATGACTATGTCTCTCTTTAAACATTTTCTCTAAAGCTACTTGACATAAAGTCTGATCCCTTTGGCTTAATTCAAAATTTAATTTACCTCGAAATATATATGGTATTACTTTATAGCCTGATGGAAGTATCTCAGTGTGTGGATTAGCGGCTAGCTGACCATGAGTATCTACCCAATCTTCCCATTTAGAATCACCATCCTGCCATAATTTAACACGTGATATTATTCTTCTACCACTAAATATATCTAAATCAAATTCCCAAGATTCATATTCATAATATTTAGTTTTATACATATGAAGTCTATGCTCAATAGTATTTAATTCTAAATCTTCTCTCCAGCATTCTGGCCTTTGGTCTTTTAAAGGTTCTTGTATAATTGCATTTTGTGCACCATACGCATTATGCATATTATGAAAGAACCATAAATGATATGTTGGTTCATATAATAAAACGCCTGACCATATCATAACATCAACATGGAAGTCTACTTTGAATTTAACACCGGCTCTAGACCACCATTCCTCATCAGTTTCTTTCTTATTGTTTTGACCAAGCTGCTTATGACCTTTGCTTGCACCAGCTGGCGCAAATTCATTCCAAGACATAACACGATATTCTATATTATCAAACTCTTGCCATGTCTCTTGAGCATATTCAATAGGTTGAGCAGATGTATCAAATCCCATATAGTTGAAATCAGTATATCCTTTATCCATTAATATATCAACTACTGGACCATGTCTACAACCAACATCAATAATACCCTTCCAACCATTTTCAATTATAAGGTCAGCTTGCTTTTCAAATAACGAATAAGCTTCAGGAGTATCTAAGTAATCCATAGATCTCATTTTGTAATCTTCTTTTAATGGAACTGAATTCTTTTCAAAGGTAGCAGGTAACCTTGGGAATGGTATTCCTAGATGGGTATATGGCTCGCCTAGCTCATACTTTTCTGGATCAGGTAAGTGTTTTTTCGGCATGGTCTTTAAATTCATTATATGTCTTATTTATACCTCTCCAAGCAACACAAAATATTGCACGAGGCGCATCGATTACTTGTACATCATGTAAGTACATTGTATCTAATAAGACAGGCTTATCTACAACTATTTCACCTATCTTTCTTGGTGGATATTTATCTTGTAACATATTCCAATGGGTCATGCCATGTCTAAATTCTAATTGACTAGGTATGGTTTCGTATATATTAATCTTAGCTATACCAAACATAGGTAATAATAAATTAAATCCATTACCTTCTCTATCATCAAAATCTATATGGGGCGGTACCCCGGCTTTTAGAGTTCCATTTAAATTAAAACCTGTACCATGTTCGCACATACCTATATGAACACCACACATGATTGTAAGTATATGATCCCATTGTCTGTAATAGTCTGGGTTATCTCTAAGGATATGAGATTCGGTTCCACATTCGATATACTCTTTACCATGTGCACCGCGCGCATCGTTATGCTTTCGTATTAGATACTCTTTATTATAATCGACATTAATGTATTCGGCTATTCCTTCCATGAAGCATCCCACTCTTCGTATCGTTTAAGCCACTTTACTGGTCTATCCTTCATAGAATATGATGGTGCCCTTTCACCAGGATCAAAATCTATTGCTCTTAGTATTTCATTACAAGCATCTCTTACCCAATCAACATTTCCTGGTCTGCAATGTTGCCATCCATCATTAAACACAAACATCTCTTGATGCACAGCTCCACCCATCTTCTCATTTAATAGGTGTCTTGTCATTTCAAAGTGTCGGCCTCCAGCACCTATCTCATAACTTTCACCCGGAGTTACCGCGGGAATCACAGGAGTGAATGTTACAACCCATACTGGTTTATTATAAAATGCACCATCAACTGCAATATCACTATTAAACTTAGACTCACATATTAACCAATCCATTGCATTCTTGAACGCAGCCGCATAATGTCCTGTAGCTTCAGGTATAGCAAACACTAATATGTCAGCATCTCTCATAACCTTTATGAATTTATTCACACCTTCTGGAACATTTCCATCTGATTTATTTGAATTACAAAGAGGCATATTAAAATCATTCATATCATATTGGCCATCAAAAAATAACAATTCATCCATGAGGGTTAAGCCTCTCATGTTCATAGAATTTTCTGCATAACTAAATGCTACAGCAACTATTTTTTTCACATTATCTTCCTATAGTCACAGGCAACTCTCCATAGTAATCTATTATTGTCATACACTGGAGTCCTCCTATGTAACGAAGTAAATTGATCCATTAATAATAGATCGCCCTTTTTAAATATGTGATGTGTTTGGTATTGTGATTTAAATATAACCTGCTTCAACTCTTGTATAAGTTTATTACCGTCAATTTTCTTTTTCTTATACCAAACTCTCTCTATAAAATGATATGGAAAATAGAAATACTCTTGGCCAGTATGTGGATGCCTACCTATTAATTTACGTATAGATCCTTTGCTAGCTTCCATGAATTCTAATTCTGGATCACCTTCTTCTAAATTATATATAGTATTATTTTTAAATTTGAGTTTAATTGTAATATCTCTATAGTATTCTTGTTGTTCATCTGTTAAAGCCTGGAATGGTCGAGTTGTATTACATATAGACAAACAAGTATTATCATCTTCTTCAACGCAATATAAAGCAATTAATATTTTATCAACGTTGTGTCTTGAGTTACCATTAGAGTGCCAACCAAGTTCAGTATCACCAAACATGCCAAGCTTCTTACCATGCTTATCCTTCTTACCAGTGACTATAAAGATCTCAGGTGTATTCTTAGGGTTCATGAATAGGTCAGGGCATTCACATTCACCAATTGAATTCATGAATTCTGTTAAACCATTAGCATCTAATCCTTGGTCATACCATATACTATGACCTGCTATTTGGGTTTTAGTTAGTTCCCACTTAAGTCTATCTCTAGGTAAAGTCGATATTTGAATAGTCAAATGCACACCTCCATAATTTTCTTATTTTTCTTTTAACGGGCGATCTCCTATGAGTTGTATGTAACTGGTCCATAAGCAATAAATCGCCTTTCCTAAATACATGATGTTTCATATTTCTTGAATTAAATAACTTTTCCCATAGTTCTTCATATAAAGCTTCATGATTAATTCGTTCTCCATTCTCAAATGCACCAACTATATATGGTACCATAAAATATAAATATTCTCTACCATCTATCGGATGCTTACCTACTAAAGGCCGTCTATCTATATCTTCTTTATAAAATTCAGCGCCAGTTTTAATTTCACGTTCTCTTGCTGGATGATCAGGTAAATCATGGTCAGACATTTTATATATAGCATCTTTTTTATCATCAAGCTGTATATCAATCTTTCTAAATCTTTCCTTATCTCTTTCAGATAATTCAGCAAACGCATCACATTGATTACATATAGAAAGCACTGTGTCTATACATTCCTCTACACAATATAATGATACAATTATTTGGTCAAACTTATGACGAGCTACACCATTTGCATGCCACTGTAATTCGCTATCACCAAAGACACCTAAGACTTTACCGTTCTCATCTCTCTCACCTGACACAAAACTAATCTCTGGCCTTTCAGGTGGATTCATAAAGTAATTATAATACTCACAATTACCTATGCGATTACACACTTCAACATATTGGTCCATGGTCATAACCTGATCGTAAAGTATAACATGGCCCTTTGCAATAAGTTCTTCAGCTAAGTCTTTTAATTGTTCATCACTAAAATTTAATATTTGAGTAGTCAAACGCTGTCCTCCATAACATTCTGTCCATAAAGTGTATCGGCGATCTCCTATGTATTGTGTGTAATTGGTCCATAAAGAGTAGGTCACCTCTCCTGAATACATGATGAAACATATACTTCGACCTAAATACTTTCGGCCATAGGTCAGCATAAAATTCATCGATGTCTAATTGCTTATCACCTATATATGCTTCTTTTAAATATTGAATTAGAAAATATAGATATTCTCTACCATCTATTGGGTGCTTACCAACAAGTGGTCGTCTATCATCATCTTGAATAACTTCTTTATAATATTCATTGCTTACATTAAACTCACCCTCTCTACCTCTATAATTACTATTGGGCCATAAGCTTACACCTGCTCCATCTAAATGAACATCAATGCTTCTATAATAATCTTTTTGTTCTTCGGATAGATCAGCAAACATATCAGTCCAATTACATATTGATAATACAGTATCTACACATTCCTCTACACAATATAATGATACACAATATTCTGTTAACTTATGTCTACCTGCACCATTAACATGCCACTCTAATTCCTGATCTCTGAACATACCAATAGCATTACCCTCTTTGTCAACTTGACCAGATACAATACTAATTTCAGGGGTGTCTTTAGGATTCATCCAATAACTTTGTTTCTCGAGTTCACCAAAACGTGCACATGCTTCAACGTGTTGTTCTCGTGTTAGGTTTTGGTCATGGAGTACTACTGAACCATCTTGAATAATTTTCTTTGCTAATTCTTTAAACTGCTTGTCAGTATAATCTAATATATTTACCATACCCAACTCACAAGAGAATATCTTAAACCTTTAGTTGTTGTTCTAACCCTATGAGGATACAAAAAATTACTAGGAAAAAACATTAGCTCACCTTTTTTCATATAGTAATCTGTCTTATCCCAAAATCTTATTGCACCACCTTCAAAGTCATCACCTAAATTACCTACAATAGAAACTGTAGGAATGCCTTTCTTTTTACCATCAAATATATATCTTACATGATCGCAATGTTCCATCATGTCATTACTTTCAGTATACTTCATAAATTTAGGATCAGTAAAGTCTGTATAGTAATCATACCACTCTATGTCCTTCATATATTCGTGAATATAATTATCTAATCCTGCCTTCATACAAGATCTAACTTTATTTAATACATCTTGATTTTTTAAATGGGCTAAACCATAATTTCTATCTTGTTCAGGTATACTAGGATCACCTAAGAATTGTGCCCAATCAATACTGAGTGTAGATCCTTTAATACCGTCTTGTGCTCTTGGAGCATCGGGATATGCATTGATTACATCTTTAGGGAATGGTAGCCAGGTGTTTTCCTCATTAAGTACTTTAATGGCTTCATCACAAATAGAGTCGTCAATCCATTTCGCCTTATAGACGTAGTGCTCAATATCTAAATTCATATTATAATTTTATATCAGTTATATCATCTTGTCCATCTAAGCTAAACATAAAGGCTATACGTGGTTCATCACTCTCATTAAATACTCCATGAGCAAAACCGGTATTAAAGAAATATGCTTTGCCTGCTTCTAAATGTGTTTCAACTTCTTCACCTCTAACCTTAAATCTATTTTTAACTTTAGGGTTTGTGTATACTGGTATGACAACTCTAGTTGCATAGGTAGGGTCATAGTCAATATGCATAGGTACATCAGTACCAGGATCAAGTTTAGTGATACGAACTCTCATCTTATCACATTTAAATTGGCTAGTTATTTCTTCAAAGTAACTTCCTATATATTTGTCGTTAGGCTTATTATATAATTTTTCTTCACCTCTACGAAGACGCTCTTTTATACTATCTGTATATTTTAATTCTTTATCACCACCAAATTCAGTTAAGTTTATTTGCATAAAGTTATCGTATACAGATTTACTCAATGCCATATGATTATCACATAACATTTTATTAGCGGTCTTGACATCGACATATTCGGCAGCTAATTTATCTGTTGCTGCTTGAAGCTTATCAAGATCTATATCGATATGCTTTAATTCGCCATGTGTCGGTAATTTATATTTTGTTCTTGCTTCCATAGTTATATTTATACAACATAATCATGGTGTCTCCTCATATGTGACTTATACCATTTAGCTGTACGTAATAATTTTCTTGGTTTATCTTTAAGTATATCTGGTCTTCTGTGTATTCCTATTATATTATCAAACAAACATATATCACCTTCTTGCCACGTATGTTTATATATGTATCTATCATTACATACATAATCATTCCATAACTTCCAATATAATGACTCTGCTCCATAATAAGGTTTACCATCTTTTAAAAATCCATGTACTTCATATGGACTAAAGAATAAACCCTCAACACCTTTTATTGGGTGATTAACTACAAGCCTATGATTATTCATTATACCTCTACTCGCCCCAAACTTTTCTTTATTCTCAGGTTCCATATTAATACTATTGAATACTTCACGAGTATTTCTATTCTTATTAATCTCATCAAGAACTTCTTGACCATATATCTTTTTAAATGCAGGTTGCCAAGCTGCCTGATAAACCCCTAATGTTCTTTTAGGGTCAAGTACAACGGTTAAGGCTCTCAATCTTTCTTGTTCTGATTCAGGTAATTGATTAAAGTATGGTATTGAATTAGCAAACCAAGTCTCAGTTTCATAAGTAATCGTCTTAGCATATAAGCCTATCACTTCTTCTGCATCAGCGACTGGTGTCATGTTTGTATGCCAATCTAATTCATAGTCACCAAATAATCCTTGGTTCCTATCATCCATCATCTCATTAGTTACAGTCCAAAACAAATTAGAATGTTCTTTATCTGTACACCATATCTCTGGGCTTAAATGATAACCTAAACCTAATGACCATTCAGCATATTCTTCGGGCGTTGCTCCACTATCACGTATAACAACTACACCTGCTTTACCAATTAACTCAGCTATATTATCTGGGTTTAATTCAGATAGAGATAATCCTAAATAAGTTGGTACTACCATAGAGGTGTTAAGCAAAGCCTTGCTGTTGGACTGTCGTGCATTCGTCTTCTCCTTTTATAATATTTATCACCACTCTGGGCAAGGAAAAAAACATCAGCTGGTACTAAGCTATATTCTTGACATAGCTCTAATTGCCTTTCTCTATTTTCATGGAACATCTCATCAACAGTAAAGTTACTCATAACAAGATGCATAGTTTTAACATTGGCATAATTCCAATTCTCAAATTCTTTTAATAAGTGCAATGTCTTATGAGGTTTCTTTGTATAGACTAAACCACATCTGTTTCCTATCATACCAAATCCTTTTGAGAAACTAAACATAACTTGTTCAGTATTTTTTGGTATGTGTATTCTTTGTATAGCAGTACTAGACACATATGTACAGTCTAATATAACAGGGCAATCAACTTCTACATCTCTAAACATACCATCACCAGCAAATGGATTAGATAGGTATAATACTTTATGCGGGTCAATAAAATATGAATGTTCTATCTCTGTACCAGCATCGATTATATTAGGGTATTCATAGTCGCCTTTAATGTATTGCCATTGACGATCTTCTGTTTGTAACCAATGATGAATTGCATCTGTTGTACCATTAGTAACATAACAGTATGGAAAGTCACTTAAGTCAGTAATCTCATGAACCCAGTTTCTATGTGTTGCCTCAAGCCATTCTAATTCTTGTGTGGCTTTACCTGACCCACGGTTGTAATAAGTTTCAGATACACGTTGTTCTTTCAGGAGATGCCAAACATCTTCTGACATAGGTACATCTACCCATTGGGATTTTTTTAAAGTTTCTTTTTCCAAAATCTCTCCGCTAAATAACCACCTAAATCATACTTACCAAGTTTTAATCTATATGGATGTTCATGATGTACTTTGTGATATCCATCACCACCCAAAATCCAATTCATCCAAACACCATCAGTTGGTCCATTCCAATGTCCAAATATATTTAACATACCAAATCCAACCTTAGCAAATACATAAGGCATAAATGCTGCAGCCCACCAGAAATAAGGTGAGATTAACATACATGCAGCCCAGTAATACCATAAGAATGTATCCCAATTCTCATGAGCCCATACAAGTCTTGGGTTATCATATAGATCCTTTGCAAATTTAATAGGCACATGTTTCAAATCCCAAGTGGTAGTTGCCACTTTCCAATAACCTATTTGTTTAGCATCGTGAGGATCTAATGGTCCCTCTGTATCTGCATGGTGCATTCTGTGACTTGCCACCCAACCAATAGGTGTACGAACACATGCAATCATAATTCCTATTATGAAGCCAACCTCATGAAATAAGCTTGTTTTAAATTGGTTATGAGCAAAGTACCTATGTAGTCCTACAGAGACAGCATAGTGTGTAACTACCTGACACCATAAGAATCCTAAAAAGGTTGCCCACAAAAATAATTCTAAGTCCATTTTCCCATTGCCATATATCTATTCCACCAAGAGATTTTCTTTTTATCTCCACCCTGTATTTCTCGTTTAAGTACTTTACTTTTCATTGTTCGCCATCCGCCATTTAATAAAGCTATGCCATTCTTTTCAGCTAATTGTGTTTCACTCTCAACACAATTAATATGATCAGGCTCATCATCTTTGTCATTACTTTGTAATACTAACAATGTTCTATCAGGATCAAAGTAGTATTGTTTCATATCAATCATATCAGGCATATGTTCACATGATGTATTTATTATTAAATGTGCTCTTCGCTTTTCTTTATAATTAAAATAATCTCCTTGAGCATTAGTAAATATTTTAACATCTTGCATATCTACATCCCACATACTTAGATATACACCAAACACTTTAGCAGCAAATGGATCCACATCAAAAAAATCTATTGCTCTTATTTCATCACCATACTTTTCGTATAATAAATCTATCATAGGAAAACCAAACCAACCACCAACGATTTCAATCTTAAATTTACCTTCTTCATCACGTGGTATCTGTACATTGTCTAGCTCTTCTACTAACCAGGTCTTACCTTCTATCTGGTTAGGCGAACAACTCTCAATAAACCTATCTAGCCTTTCAGGATAATTCCTGTGAAACCATTTAAGCATATTATAATATATGTCTAGATCTTGAGTTTTATTATTTTTTAAATCAGCACCTAAATGATCTGCCTCACTTGATCGTTGACGCGTTGATGTATCTACTAATTGCATCCAAACACCACAAAATATTTACCTTTCCATCTTGTAAATTCATTGAATGACCAAATTTCTTCTATCCCATTCTGTTCTATTAACATTCTATTACTCGTTATAGGATTACAATCACCGTTATGCCTTTCATTATCACCCACTAATATAAACTCTCTATCCTTATATATCTTACCTAAGGGCCACATTTTCTCACACGCATAATTTATAATAAGATCTTCTTTTAGTTCTATATCAAATACAACATCTTTGTTAATTATATTCTCATCTTTTCCACGTGCAGGATCATAGTCATACATATTAACTTCTTTAAAAGATTTTATCTGTTTAAATTCGTCATATAAATTTCTCTTACCAGCCGGTCCAACAATAGCAATTGTTTCAGCATCGCTAAATGTTGTTACTTGTGTGTATATCCACGCATCAACTTTTGTCATATTTCATCCAATATTCCCACGGCCACATACCTTCTGTTTCATGTAACTCGTATGCTTCTATATCCATGCCTTGTATAATAATATGTGAGGTATTAAATAAAGTTACTCTCACTCCTTTCCTTTTTATATGAGGCGGATCACTAAAATTAAAGTTATCTACTAATCCCTCTTCCCAAAATGTTAATCTATCTGTACGCCAATGTTGGTAATATAAGTATTTATCTAAGGATTTATAAGTGAACATTAGCTTCTCTAAATGCTTGTCAGTATAATCAAACAACCATTGCGCAACATCATCTTTCCACATTACAAAGCTACTATTCACATGACAGTCAGATCCTTTACCAAACCATTTGAATGAATTTTCTTTTTTCATATTCCAATGATTAAGAATAAAGGTAGGCTTCTTAAAGTCTCTAGTCACCATAGATGTGACTTCTTTTCTAATCAATACATCTAAATCAATCCAACCTTTTGTGCCGGGAATATCTAGATCCATAAGACAAAGTTTCTCACGAGTAAAAATCTTATCTTGACCGTAAGATCTCCAAGAGTCTGGACCTATTTGATTGTAATCTAAAAGAAGTACTTCAGGACGTATCCCAGCACTATTGTCAGTAACACAAGTGAAAGCAAAAGGAACATCACAATGTTCTACCAGACTCGCGTATAATCTATTAACATATTCTGGTCCATATTTATCTCCCCACTTAAACGTAAAGAAGTTGTATTTTATTTCCGGGTTCGACTTCGCTAGGAAGTCCTCCGTATTCATTAATATACCATCTGATGACATTCTTATAAAATTCCTCCGAGTTATGATCTGCCTTAAATTGTTTTATCCAAATATTGTTTGCATTATGTGAGCTTATAACTAACGCAGCTTCAAGCTGAAGTTCTCTCATCTCAAAAGTATTTATAAGGCCTTCCACACCTGGCTGGTCGACCGGCACATTAGGTGTTGTCTTTATAATAGGTGGGTATTTTTCTATTGGCCCAAAAGGCCCTTCTACACCGTCCTGACGGTATCGACCTTTTTGACCAAAAAGGTCTACACTGTCCATAATGGTATCATATTTCCTGGTTTGCGTTTAGGTATCTTGCTATCAGCTGAAGATACACATGCGCTTGTTGTACATATCTTGGGTCCATCATATAACTTAAACCCAGTTTCTATTTGACCTAATGGTTCATCATGACAAGAATAACTTCTTTTGATTGTACCATCTGGTTCACGTATAATAATACTTCTATAACCTGATGAGCATTCCCATCCATTAAAGTTATTAAAGTTAAAGGCATTGAATCTTTCTGCCTGATCCATATACCATTTCTTCCCGTACTTGTCAGTGAATTCTATTTCAAAGTGGGCAGGTACTTTGCCATACTTATTATCTACCGCAGCATCTCTCCATTTATAATGAGGTCTTTCTACTGTAGATTTTTCCTGAGTATATCCCCTTTGAGGCATTCCATTATGTAGAGTCTTTAACTGTTCATCTGTATATCCATCTACAACGAATGAAGCTGTCGGATCACTCTGAGGTTTAAGCGTTACATTAATACCACGATCATGAAAGTATAATGCCTCCTCATAAAATTGTTCAAAGAATTCAGGTACCATAACTATATTAATAGTAATCTGTATATTATGTTCTTGACAAAATTCTAATTTGTCTGCAAACTCAATAACCTTCTTTGGAGTATTGACATGTTCCCTATGGTAAGAAGCTGTAATAGATACTCTATGCATATCCTTTGAGGCTTGATAATATTTCTCAAACCATTGTATTGGTCGAGAAACATTTGAGGTCATGTGAAGGGAATGAAAATTACAATTAGGAACATCATTATTAAGATGCTGTACAATATCGAGGTACTGCGGATGAAATGTCGGTTCGCCTCCCGAAAGTGAGAAGTGAAACGAATTAAATCCTCTTTCTCTTGCTTGTCTTTTGATTTCATTAATAGTTCCTATAGTTGCTTTAAGTGGTCTATGGTCTTTCTTATCTGACCTAGCATAAGGCCAACAATAAGAACAACGGTAATTACAGAATCTTCCTAGTAACCAAGATACTGTAAACGTGTCCCTATCCAGCATAGAACGTGTGCCAAAATGCTCTATATCGTCGAAAGGTATTTGACCGAAGTCATACTCACTCCACTTTAAGTTTTTGTCCATCTATCCATTCCTGCCAAAATTGTTTAACTACATACCAATGGGCATCATTTTGCACTGGCATACAACCTGCGTTATGATAAAACCCCCTAAACCATTCTAATTCTTGTCTGAATGTTTCCCATTCAAAAAAGCTATCCATAAACATCATATGTTTTCTATCACCAAACTCAAATAAAGTATGATTAATTTTCTCTGGGTTTCTATCTCTCCAATCAATAGTCTCAGCTAGCGCTGTATCCCACCAATTTATTTCTTGATTAGCAATATAATGATTATATTCATGAGTTTTTAAATTCCAATTTTCTTGTGCTAATCTAAGATACTTAGTATCCTTGGCACAAATATATGTAACGACTGGGTTTAAATCATCAAGTCTATATGCTTCATTCTGAATTTCCATTAATTGGTCAACATTAGTTTCTGTATGATGACGTTTATGAATACAAAATACAAGTCTATATAAATCTGCTTTTAAAGCAGTAATACCTAATTCATTTTTCTTGCCCTCAAGAAATTCATTCCATCTAAAATGTTTCCACATAACAGGTGACTGTACTTGTCCTTTGTAATCAATAAAAGATATAAGATTATTATTCCATACTAGAGCCTTAGGATATGGATCAGCACTAATCTCAGTCCAGCCGTCAATAGGTTCTTCATGTTCTTCCCATTGCCTGTATTCCCAATTACCATGATGCATAATTACATATAGACAAGACCGTACAAAATCCCCGCCTGTACCAGGAGGCCAAGATAAAACTATTTTATTTCCTATTGCCATGGTAACCTCTGCGCATCCATCCATTCCTGCCAAAATTTTTGTACTATATCCCAATTCTTATATTGTCTTTCTTCAAATGGTATATCATAAAAGCCTATATAATTATCTAGCTCTTGTTTAAATGATTCCCATTTATAAATTGTATCCATCCAGAAACAATGCTTTCTATCACCCAAATCAAATAAACTCTTATTAGGTTCATATATTTGCTGCCGCCTAATAAATGCTTTTTCATATTCATTGTCCCACCAAGCTATACTATTCTTATCTCCATCTGTAACACTAGACTTCATTAACCAATTCTTTTGTGCTAACTTTAAATAACGTATATCATTAACAGTTATAAAGGTTACATGACCTTTACCAGAATCCATAACATTATCTATTGTATCTTGGTTTGATTCAATATAATGTGCACCATGTATAGTTCCTTCACCTAATTTTGTTTGCGCTTGTCCTCTCCAATCAATAAAGCTTACAAACTTATTATCAAGATATAATACATCCCAAAATCCTTGAAAGTGTAAAGCCAGTTTATTCTCTTCATAAAATTCAGGACGAGCAGGTTTATATTCCCATTTACCAGGAGTTGTCAAACACATAAGACATGTGCGAATCATATCACCACCCATTCCAGGCGTCCATGCTATTACTGCCATTGTGCTGCGAATGGGTCAAATGCTTTATTACATTTGAGAGCACAAACCTTTAATCGGTCCGGCCCAACTTCCCATGCTTCCTCTATTGAATTAAAAAAAGTATTTATAATTTCTTCTATAGGTGTAGTGATTCCATTAATATCGTACTGATCTATGTGTTCCCATATCTGTGCCTCACCTGGTTTTTGCCACCATTTATACATTTGACCAGCGGTCCAACAACAAGGGAATACATATCCCTCAGCTGAAATATATATTTCTTTCTTCTTTATACATTTCGGTTCTATGTCAGCCACATCCAAATAAGAATCCATGTTGCCAAATTTAGCAGTGATATTATCAAAGTCTTTACTTGCGGCGTTCTTAAAGCGCGCCATAGTAGGTGGCTCCAAGAGTTGTGTGTGTTGTTCATGTCTATCCTTTGCTTGATGTGAATCTTTCTTTTTTAAAGTAGCGCTAGAAATATATCTACCTGATTTCTTTACGCTAAACGTTTTTACCCCTAGTGTCTTTGACCATAATTCGGCCTCTTCCAGTTGATGTTCATTATGTTTGAATACTAAAAATTCCCATTTAGCATTACCACCAGCTCTACAGAACGCATGCATATTAGCTTCAACTCTTTCCCAAGTTACTCCTTGTCTATATAGATGATTAGTATCATCAAGACCATCAACAGAGAATGTTACATGGTCAATAACTTGTGCTAGCTCTGCCCACCATGTTGGTCTTCTTGCACCACCATTTGTATTCATTGCAAGTCTAATCTTTGGGTTTACTTCCTTTAACCATTTACATATTTCTAATGCTTCGGGTGCCATCATAGGGTCACCATGATTACCACACATATAGAGATTATCAAGTTGCCTTACAAATTCTTTAGGCATAATCATTTTTATATCCATTAAGGATAGGTCGGCATTAGTTAGATACTTATTATCTTTACCACCGTTTTCATTCCTATCACACATAGGACATCTAGCCTGACACTTCTGCGTCGGCTCAAGATGAACCTGTCTTATGTCAGAGTAGCTATACATTAGTTATGAAATGCTGGCCAGTCTTCCATACTCTTTATTGGATCATAGTGAAAGATTTCGCTTGTAGCCCATTCTTTTTCTATACACCACCAACACCAATGACAAGGCTTGGAATATTTAGGATCACCTCTCATACTAATATGACCCTCACATGAATTAGTTAATTCTCCTAAAGATATTAATTGTCCATACTTCTTATAGAATGCAAGTACTACACGTTTATCTTGAGTACAAAATGGATAATGCTGAATATGATATTCGTTATGATCTCTCGCTGCTTGTTCCTGCTCTTCATCATTTGTTCCCCAATGTACAAGCGAACCATCTTCTTCCCAATGTAAACCAGCCTTCACAAAAAAATCTTCGTTGTTATGTTCTATCTGTTCACCATCAACCTTTTCCCATTTGTCAAGTGTAGATACATCTCTTCCGACAGCACGTCTACCCCATGAGTGTCGCCATATATATTTACCTAATTCGTCTGGTGGGTTAAGTGTCACACCATTATACGTAGCTACAGTTCCACCATCGCTTTGCGCTAACTCATAGCTTGTCTTCCATTGTAGTGCAGTACCATTATCAATATAAGATGTTCCAGGCGTAGTCGCAATTGTATGTACTCCATATTTAATATTAGGAAATTGTTCTTTCACATATTTAATTACTTTCTTAGCGTGATGTGCTTGCCATGGTCTCTCTTCATGGATACATGAATATGCATGTAGTGTTCCACTTAAATTATTCTTATCCATATGATAGGCCATCATCCAATATAGAATAGATGAATCCATTCCTCCTGACATGCCAACTAATAAATGGTCATAGTCTAAATTTAATTCTATATTCCATTCTTCAACTATTTCATCTTTATTATATATTATACTTTTATCTTTTATCATTAGCAAAACCTCTCACTTTCTTGTAAATTTAAATTAGAGCACCTGTTAGTGCATACCTTTAACTTCGGATTAATAGGATCATCATAATCATTATCAAAACTTTCATACAAATCTTCTGTAAAAAACGGATGAGTTATAATTTCTTGGAAGCTATTAGTATATATGTTATTCCAGTCATCCGCATAGAATTGTATAAACCTTTCCCACCCATCTCTATCACCACTATTTAATCTCGTTCTAAATTGATAGGCTGAGTTATGCCAACAACATCTCCATACAGAACCATCATGGCTTACTTGGTAATTACCACCAGGAGTATCGTTTGCCCACTTACATGTAATGCCAGCTTTCTCTTTAGCTACCGCCATATTTTCTCGTGGAGATTTATAAGGATCTATTGGAATCTCTTGTATTAATGTTTGAGCTTTTTCTATATTTTCTTTAATGTCAGCTGGATCAGCCCTGTCTATTTCACCATCGTTAAGATCTCCTAAGTCTTGTCCTTGCTTTTCAGCTAATGCCATTAACGTTGCTTGTTGTTCTACTCTATGTACACGTGTTCTTCTAAACTCAGCAAAGCCATGCTCTTTAGCTAACTCCATTCCACGCTCTTCTAATTCTTCATTGAAGTCAAATGGAATCATCTTCCATACAGCATAACCACCACCAGCTATATAAGCTTTAGCATTACGGATGATCCTATCAAAATTTGTTTTAACCCTATATTTATTTTGTGTTTCATTATCAACACCATCTAAATCCCAAAATACTAAATGGCCTCTCTCCATTCGTGGTAAGTCACCGAAATATTCTGGGTCATGTGGTTGATTTTCATTAAGTATCTGTCCTAACTCAAACCAAAATTCTTCGGTTTGATAACTTCCATTGGTTGATATAGCAACGATTTGCATTTGTGGTTTAGACACAACATGTCTTATCATATCTAAAAAGTCTGGATGCAATGGTGAATCACCGAATCCACCGTCATAACTTACCCAATTTAAATCTTCTCCTGCCTCATCTATTAATCTATTGTGTGCTTCAAGGGTCATGTTAACATTCTTAGGAACACCTTTAGTATAACCTATTTCTCCAGTAGTTGGGTTTATAACATTCTTACGAATACAACCAGGGCATTGAGCTTGACAATTAGATGTTACTTCAATAGTTAACTGCATATATAATCCCAAATTTTAGGAGCCATTTCTTGGCATGATTTATCATATAATAGATCTTGAGTCTTTACTAATCCTTTAAAGCAAGGCTCAATTTCGCCTTTAGATTGAGTCATTCGTATAGCAAACTCTTTAGTAAACTCATTCACTTCTAATGTTTCCATAATTTTACTTTTAACATCTTCTTCTAAATTAATAATATCTAACGCTTTAGGCCAATGTACAAACGTTGATCTTATAGATGATTTTGTTTTAATAGAGTTTTGCAATTCAGTTAGATCATTATATATTTCATTCATATAGAAGGCATGATATGCACTTGTTGTACATACGAATAAAAATGTATCTACTAATGGTGCAATCTCTTTAATATTATTTATAACATTATTATAGTCTCCACCAACTCTAAAGTAATCAAACAGTTTACCTGTACCATCCATAGAACATGTGATATTAACTGTTTTAAAGTGAGGCAGATAATCTGCTATCTTATATTTCTTATGCTCTAATATACTCATATTAGTATTAAACACTAATGTTATATTCTTAGCAAAATCACCATCAATCAATCTCTGTAATGTCTTATACATTTCATGTTGATAAAATGGTTCACCGCCAGAAAATTCAAGTTGTTCAACAGTAGGCATAATATTTTCAAATAGATCATCCATAACTTCATCGGTTGGTATAACAATTTTATTATTACCTGCCATTGATATGTGATTAAATTCATATTTAGTTTTTAATTCATTCTCTATCTCAGGAAATTGATGACCTAGTTTTTCAAATGAAGAGTTAGATGCTGAGTCACAATGTCTGCAATTATAATTACATGCTCGCGACATTTTTAATTGTAAATCTTTTATTACAGCAGTGTCACTATCATAATCTACAGGAGTAAATACTTTATTGGTACGATTAACATCATCCTCTTCTTCCAATGAACGAGTTCTATATGAGGACATACCTTCTGACTCTTGACGTTTACAATCGATACAACCTTTGGGCCATTGGTTATTACGTAGTTGTCTTCTAACAGATATAAAATCTGAATTATTTATTACTTGAGATGGAAGCTTATCATCACTAGAGTGATCCCAATATCCAGCATAATTTTTAAACCTATAACAGGGAGCATATCCTCCCTTCTTAAAGTCTAAGTGCGACCATGCCATTCTACATTTCATTTAGTATATCCATTATTTCTGGGTTAGCATCTTTAAATTTAATTGATGATTCATCATCCATTATTTCCATATTTTCTAAAAAGTGTTGCACATCACTTATTGATTCTCTATATGGCATATTTAAATACGGATTTATTTCCTTATTATCAGTTAACCACTTCATTCTAATTTCAAGAGGTATGATATCTATTCTCATATATGAAGGATCGTGCAGCAATGCAACGCTATGTTGTACCTTCTCCTGTCCTAAATTTACACAATATTTATCAAGCTCGTATAGTCTATTTATATTCTGTACAGAAATGGTTGTGTGGACACCAATATGATATTTCTTTATCATCTGTCTAATGTTTTTATCAATGGTTTCAAATGGAACTTTCATTCTCATTGCAGTTCCTAAATCTCCAATAGCATCAATAGATACTTGGAATTTAACATATTTAAATTTAGAAAACATCTCATCGGATGGTAATAAACTTCCGTTAGTAACAACTATAAGCCGAACATCTTCATGCAATAAACTAAGAAACCAAGGTAAGCTTTTAGAATATAATGGTTCACCACCTACTAATGTTACTTCTTTTAAGTGCGATAGATCTGTATTACTAAGAACACGTTTGATATTATCTTGATAATTTCTAGGGTTTTTAATTGCAGTATATGCACCTTCATTATCTGGCATATTTAACATTTGCAATTCTTCTAGTATTGAACTGCCATTCCATTTAGAACTTTGACTTGGTCCACAAGATCTACACATCATATTACATGTAAAGTCTAATGAGATTTCTAAATGTTCTATATGCTTATCTTCTTTTTTTATCTTTTCATTCCAAGTCTGTCTTAAAGAATGTGCCCCTGATTCTTCTTCACGAATACATGTACGACATTTATTACTGCCATCATATTTAGATAGCTCTGAATCATATTTGTTCCACCGATCTGTACCATGTGCTTCATGTAATGAATCTAAATCATATATACTAAACCATTCATCTTCCGGCCAAAGATTAAACTGGCAACATGGAGCTATATAACCTTTTTGACTTACTGTAACGGATGCTTGTGGAGCTAAGCATGTTTCTAATTCAAACATCAAAGTCCTCTATTGTTTCATAGTATTGATTATGTTGATATGTCTTATCGTGTTTTAATAATAACATTTCTAGATCAGGACAATAGTCACCTAATTCAGAATCATAATAGCCGTCAATGGCATGAAGCTTTAACATAGCTAATCCCCATGTCTTCCATGGTTTATATTTAATCTGATTTTCTCGTAACATCTTACGAGCTAAAGTTATTCTCTCGTTGTCTTTATCTCCCCATTGTTCTAATATCCAATCTCTATACCATGTCGGAACAATGTATGGAGAGTATTCACCTGTAGTAACAAAGTTAAATGACACTGACCAGTCAGGGTGATTATTTTCCCAGTATTTCATATCATTTGCAAGACCAGACAAATTAAGAATAGTATATGTGGAATGTATATGTTTTTTAACCATATTGTTTAACACTGTATGATACCACTTATAGGTATCTAATGTCTCCTCCCATCCAGGTGAACCCCATCTTTGATATGTATTAAATTCATTACAGCCATCAAGAGAACATGTAAGTATTATAAACCCAAATTGATTTAATTTATCAATCATATCTTGATCTAATCTATTTGTACAGTTGCTTACAATCTCTAATGTGACATTCTTTACTTCAGAATGTTCTAATAGAAAATCAATTAGCTTAGGGAAATTAGGTGAGAAGAATGGTTCACCACCAAGAATTTTAATATGTTCTAATGCATGCCAATCTATATCAAGGCCCTTGAGGAATTCAATTCTTTGTTTAGGTATCTTTGTTGGGTTTCTACCTTTAAGATTATGTACCTCTATTAGATACTTGTCCCTATCATATAACTTACTTGAGAATAATGAATCACACATCTTGCATTGAAGATTACATAGGTTATCTAGGGATAATTCTACTGACCTTAGCTTATCAAAATCTTCTGTAAGCTCTGCATTTTCTAAATCAAATTCTTTATTAGCTGTCCACTTCATAGACTTGTCACCTTGTTGATAACACAATGAACACTTCTCTACAGGTCTGCCTGCTAACATTTCTGTACGTAACCATCTAAATTTATCTTTAATATCTGATTCAGAGTCAGCGGTTATACCTTCATCTTCTCTACCCACTCTAAATCTACAGCAAGGCCGCAAAGTATTTTTCATACTCACGGTGGTATGAACCCAAGGCAACATGCATATTACACCATTATCTTTCATTCATTATATCCTCAAACCTTTCATCTAAATCATATATATTTTCATCCCTTCGCTTATCCAATTCTTTTGTTATCTTTACAAATTGTTCATGACAAAACAGATCATACTTTGAATTTTCCATTACACTTATAGCCATCTCAGCAGCTTGTTTACGGTTAATATTATTTGCTTTACCGTCATCAATCCATTTCTTTAACCAAGCTATTTGATAATCTAAATATTCTTTTGGTATTGCATTTATGCTATGTGACAATGGCAAATGAACTACACTAAAAAATGTTTGTATTTCAAAATCCATTAACTCATCCCACCATGTATCTAATATAGGAAAGTTAATTGCAGTTACTGCAAAGTTTATATGAGCATCACCCCATGTGCCATTTGCATCTTTCCACCTCGTAAGTGAATTGTGATACATAATATCATCTATTTGAACAGCACCTTTATCTCCATTAAATAATGCTTTATATTTCCATAGATTAGTTTTGATCTTATCCCAAGTAACACCATGCCTTTGATATTCTGCTACAGGACCACAGCCATCTATTGACAAATCAAGCTCTAATTTTTTAATAGTTTCTAATGAACGAAACCATTTCTCAGATGCGTTGGAACAATTAGTAGTTATACCAACAAAACAATCTAGATGTTTAATATGATCTATAAACTTTCTTACTTCTAAATCAACTGAAGGCTCACCGCCTAGAATCATAACTTTCTGCAAAGATGTGAAATCGATATTATATACATCTGATGTATCTAATCTTGGAATAACATGAGGTGGATCTAAATATACATTTGATCCCCACTTAATATCTTCGTCTTCCCAAAGAGATGATGAATGTGAACCACACATTCTACATTTCATATTACATTTATTTCCAGCCCTAAAATCTAACCTTACTAATCCACCATCAATATCATATTTCATGAACCGCTGTCTTCTCGACCCGCCTAGTTTTTGAATCTTTTCATTATGAATACATTCTATACATGCCTCATTCATATCATCATTGTACATCATTTCCTTAAATTCTTTTAAGTAATCTGATTCAATATATTCTTTATGAGTGCCAAAGAACTGGCCACCTTTCCATTCACAACATGGCTTGCAACCTTCAGTTCCTACATAAGATAATCCAACCCATGGAGCCTTACAATATGGTTTAGTGCGCATCGAACATTTCGATATATTCAGGAACAATTTCCCTTACATCTTGACCTCGTATCTTATCTAATTTATTTGTTATATCTATGAATCCTTGTAGGTGATCTTTTTCATAAGACTCGGACTGCATAAATCTTATTGTGCTATCACATACCTCATGGAAATGTGCTTTAACTTTATCTGAATAATTACTACCGTCAACCCATGATTTGTATAATTCATAATGATCTTCAATGTCATCTTTAAGATGTTGCGGTAATACTTTAATATTATAGTACTTAGGGGAGTGACACATGTGTTGAGTTATGGTTGGTCTCATACCATCGATAGGATTATATCTATCTAACTCACTCTCTTCTAATTTCCATTTCATAAACTCAGGCATATGATATACATTATAAGGTGTAACAGTAAATGTAAACCAACATTTTAGATTTACTTCACGATTATCATTTAGCTTTTTCATATGCTCATATACAGATTCCCATTTAGCTGGCGTACGCTGATAATTAAATACTTTACCAAATCCATCAACAGATGCACCGACACGAATCTGTTTAAACTGTGACCATAGCTCTATGTATTTGTTTGTTACATTTGTTAGATTAGAATTATACTCTATCTCTATGTTATGTGCTTTACCACCATCAACTAATAACTGTAAACTCTTCTCATGTTCAGCAATAATTAAAGGTTCACCACCAACAATATAAAGTTTCTTTGCATCATGCGCATACTTTTCAAAGTTGTCCCAGTAAATAGGAGCATCTTTAAACCAATCATATTGGTCTGTAGTCCATTTGCCAGTCGATGTTTGTTCAAGTTGTATACGAGTATGCGTATCTTTATATGATGTTACCTTACCGTCTGTAAGTTTAATAAAGTCTGGGTACCACATATGAGAATCAGTTGGCCCACACATTCTGCATTTAAGATTACAGAAATTACCATAACGTATATCAATAAATTCTATTAGTTGTTTATCTACATCAAGAGTTCCATCTTCCTGAGTCATTGGAATAGCTGTATCTAATTTTATTTCCCAATCATTATTCTCATATTGACGACGAGACGGTATACCGTTTATCTCTTCTTGTCTACAACGTTCACACTCAGGATTCCATTCACCCTTAAGCATATCTGCACGAACATCTTTTAATATCTGTGCATTACGTGCTTCATTAAAGTCATGCTTACCAGCGTTATAAGTCTCACCATCTTCAGTCTTCATTATACCACGTTGCGGTGAATACGAGTTTGTATTACAGCAGATCCGCATATCGCCGTTATTTCTTAGGTTAATAGAATTCCAAGGAAGTGGACAGAAGGTATTTTTTTTCATATAAATAAAGTTATGTTAATCAATTTATTATTATTTATATGATTTATAAGAACGTTCAAATAGATTTACCAAAGACTGGCAACATACTATTATGGGTGAGCGGTGGACTTGATTCAGCTTTAGGTTTATATGTTATAGCCAAACATATTAAAGAGAATAAACTTAAGAATAAGATTGTTATTGCTACTTGGAAGAGAGACCAAAACGATAATCCAGGTTATCAGAAGCAAGCGGCTAAAGATTGGAATGTTACACACGCTAAAAAGATTATGGCTTGGGTTGAAAAAGAATTGAAGTTAACTAAGACCCAGAAGTTTCAACATATTGTTGTACCTACTCCACCTAAAGTTGGTTTAAGAATTCTTGATGAAGAATGGCAAAAGGTATATGATAACAATAAAACTAAGTATAAGCTAAAAGAAAATATTGGATTTGTTACAAAGAACCCAGCAAGACCTGTTATGCAAGAGCATAATATGTATACCGATGAAAGACCAAAATACAGAGATGGTACACATAGAAAACATAACTCAAAGCCATTTGCTAATCATGATAAACAATTTATAGCTAGATGCTTTGAAAGCGAAGGTTTAATGAAAGGTTTATTTCCTTTAACAAGATCTTGTGAAGGCCAAGCTGATAAGACAAAGAAGTTTACAAAGCCATGTAAGAAATGTTGGTGGTGTAAAGAGAAATTCTGGGCTTTTAAGAAGTATTAATTACTAACGGAAAATCTTCGTGGGGCGTATGATAATCTTGTAACCAAGATAACTCTGGAAAGATCTTATCAAAGTCTAGACTTCTTTCTTCTGCAACTCTATAACACCATTCAGCAGTTTCAGGCAATCGTACTGACCAATCTTCTGCATTCATAAATGATGCAATCCCTTTAAGACGGTTTATTGTATAATTGTTTTCCATGAATAATTCTTTGCTAGGTGCGCCAGATAATTCCCAGTTCTCTTCTAACCATGGATAGAAAGCCTCATACTTTTCAGTTACTTTCTTTTTAAAGTCTAATGGCAATGCTTTACAATTTAATTGGGGCGGCCAATATGCCAAATGATTATCAATCATACCTCCACCTTGCGGCCATTGATTTAATAGTTTCCATTTGTTTGTTAATTTCCACCTAACAAAATCTGGTATAGACCATATATTAAGTAGCTGTATAGTATAAGCAGTAGTTAGCCTAAGGTTTCCATGAGGATAATTATCTAACTCCCTCATTTTCATAGTGAGATGGTCGAATGTTGCAGGATATCTTATATAATGTAACCTATCTTCCATGTCATCAATAGAGAAATGAAATATAACTTCCTTAAAATGCTTCCATAAGTCAAAGAGCTCAGGCTCCCACTCCATTCCGTTTGAGTTATATCTCACTTCAATCTCACTTGCATAACCATCATCAATGATTTGTTGCAATAAAAAGTAATGTTCTTTCATAACAAGTGGTTCACCACCTGCCCAATATAATTGTTTTAGCTTAGGTATCTGTTCATAGAGTTCATCAAAGAACATTGGATTCTTTTTATGCCACGCATAACTACCACCTACAAAGGCTAATTTACCTGTCTCCTTCTCCCAACGCATTGTTTTTTCTAGATTATCGTTCTTTAATTTAGGATGTATCTTTTTATGTTCTACTATCCAACCCGATGAATCATTAGGTGAACACATAACACAAGCTAACTGACACTTAGACCCAAGGCGAAGATCCACGTATCGGATTTGTGGTGGCACTGTACCAGTCTCTGGATCATATCCTTCTAATACTGACTCTATACCAAGTTTCTTAATCCATTTATCGGTCTCCCACATCCTCTTGGATCTATGTCCTGCATCTTCTTCTTTATAACATTTAATACAACTTGCAGGCTTTTCACCACGCATCATTGCTTTACGTGTTCCTCTCATATAGTTATTATTCCAAGCATCAGCTAATGATGTGTTGGCAAGATTAGAAGGCATACCATCATCATTCTTTAAAATGCCAATGTCTGATTCTATCTTATCTTGAGAGTCTGGGTTCTGAACGCCGGAAGCATTTGCTGTACAACATACCCGCATATGTCCATTCGGTCTTGTTGAGAGGTGTACCCATGGAAGGGCACAAAAAGTATCACTTGTTTTCATAACAATATTTATATAATAAAAAAGGGCTCCGAAGAGCCCTTAGAATTTTACTTATTAGTTAAGTAGTGAACCTGCTGCGTTGTAGATATCAACACGGTAATGAGCACCGGATTGACCATCTAGCAAGTCAGAATCTAAACCAGAACCTGCACCATCAACTGTTTTAATAGCAGTTAAAATCTCTGCAGCTGTTTGATCAGCCGTTGCAGAAGCTTCAATTGCATTTAATTTAGTATGGTCGGCATCTGTGAATACATTTGAATCACTTGCCGCTTCTACTGCCGCTCTAATCTCAGCATTTGACTGGTCCGCAGTAGCTGAAGCTTCAATAGCATTCAGTTTACTATGGTCAGCATCGGTAAACACATTTGAATCAGACGCAGCTTCAACAGCTGTTCTTATCTCTGCATTTGTTTGGTCTGCTGTCGCACTAGTTTCAATAGTATCTAATTTAGTACCATCAGTTTGTAGATCACGACCATCAACCGTACCACCGATAACTAAGTTACCTGATGAAGGATTATATGATAATCCAGTATCAGTTTCAAGACCCTGTGTACCTGTAGCACCATCAACAAATACCGGATAAACGGTCTCATCAGTTGAGTCATTAGCTGTAAGCGTAATGCTTGTTGCTAATGAAGCTGTACCAGTTAAGTCACCTGTTACATCACCAGTAACATCACCTTCAAGGTTTGATACTAATGTACCAACTGCATATCCAGTACCCGATTTATTAACCGTTGTAGTTGGAGCAGCTTGTAAGTCTTTAAATATATTCCACTTACCTGAATCAGAAGCATCCCTAAAGATACCACCATAAAGGTCTAATGAACCTGATGTATCATACAAACCATACATACCAATATCAACTGCGTCCGCAGCATTATTGGTTGTTGCTAAGTGTAGTAATGGATCAGCAACTTCGATAGTTGTTGAACTAACTGAAGTGTTTGTACCTGATACAGTTAAGTTACCAGCAATTGTTACATTATCTGGTAAACCTACAGTGATCGTTCCTGAACTTTCAGCAACTGTAACCTCGTTGGCCGTACCGGCGAAAGTAGCAGTGCCTCCGAGTGATATAGCTGTTGTGTTTGAACCATCTGAAACTGTAATAGCAGAGTTAGCTAAGTGAACATTATCCACTGAACCATCAACGTATTGGTCACTATCTACAGAGTTAGCCGCCATATGGGCTAGATCGACTGAAGCATCTACAATATGTTCTGAATCAATTTGGTCATCAGCAATAAGTGCCGATGTAATATTATCAGCTTGTATATGAGCTGTTCTTACAGCAGCATCAATAATAGCATCAGTGTTAACTGAGTTTGGTGCTAGATGTTCCGCATCAATAGAGTCTGCAACAATGTGCTCACTATTAATTACATCATCTGCAATCAAAGCTGCAGTGATTTGATCTGCTCCAATATGAACTGTATCAATAGATCCGTCAACGTATTGGTCACTATCCACTGAGTTTGGACTCATATGAACTAGATCAACCGCACCATCAGCAATCTCTGCTGAATCAATAGCATCATCTGCCATCAAAGCGTTTGTTATATTACTTGCTGCAATATGTATTGTATCAATTGAACCGTCCACATATTGATCTGAATCAATTGAGTTTACACTCATATGGGCTAGATCAATTGAAGCATCAACATAGTTGTCGGAATCAACCGAGTTCGCTGCTAAGTGTTCGTTATCAATTGAACCTGCTACGTAGTGTTGGCTATCAACTTGGTCATTACCTATTGCTGTGCCATCTACTGAACCAGCAGCATAATGTTCTGCATCAATACTATCCGCAGCTATATGTTGACTATCAACAGCATCGTTTGCTATAGCAGTTCCATCAACTGAACCTGCAGCATAATGTTCTGCATCGATTGAATCAGCAGCATAGTGTTGACTATCGATAGCATCATTAGCAATTGTTAAAGCACCTGTATCACTAATCGTTGCATCACCAGACATAGCACCATCGCGCCATGTTGATGTACCTGTATCATATATTAATAATGCACCATCACCTGGTGAGGTAAGGTTAACATCGTTGTCTTCAGCTAGTGTGTTTTCAGCGCTAATTTGAGCATCTACATAAGCTTTGACGGATTGCTGTGTAGGTACTTTTGTTGCTAAATCACTTGCCATGTTATCTTCATCAATAACCCACGATGATGCAGCTACCGTAGTTTGTGCTGAAGTTAAAATATTACCAGTATCATCTGGTAAAGTAATTGTTCTATCGGTGTTTGAATTAGGAGAAGTTAATGTAAATACACCAGTTCCGCCTGAGTCACCCTTTAGTTTTAATTTCGACATTTATCGTCTCCTAAAAAATTAAACTATCACCCACGATGATCCCGAAGGAACAGTGACTGAATAGCCAGTATTAATGGTAATTGGTCCCGCTGTTAATGCGTTGTTACCAGAAGTTACTTCATAATCTTCTGCAACTGTATAACTATGTTCCCATACCGCCTTTCCGGTAGTGTTACCACCACCTACTAATCCCCAAGAAGTGCCGTCAAATATCTCAGCACCACCGGATGTTGTATTCCATCTGAAATAACCTGCACTCGGTGAACCGTCTCTCTGTGCCGTTGTTCCAGCAGGTATCTTAGCCGAAGCTGTATCACCTGATTCCATTACAGCGCCAGCAGCCGCTACATTAGTAGCATCTGTGACATCTGCATTGTCTTCCATTGTATCTAATGAAGTCTTTAAAGCATCTGTAAAGTTGTTTGCTGTTTTAACAAATGTTGTACCATTATCTATGTCATCCATATTACCTAACATTTCATTTAGGTGATTTTGTGCTGCTAATCCAGCATCGACATATGCTTTAACACTTTGTTGAGTAGGTACTTTAGTAGCACTATCTGATACTAAGTTATCTTCATCAACAACAATACCCAAACCAGAGGTTGAAGTATCTGATAACATAAGAGCACCAGCAGCATTAACATTTGTTGCATCGGTTACATCAGCTGCAGTTTCAATATTAGCTAGCTTAGTAAATTGTGCATCTGTAAATGCTGAAGATTCTGCTTCATATAATACTTTAATTTGTGCACCTGTTTGGTCAGCTGTTGCTGAAGCTTCAATATTATCTAGCTTAGCACCATCGGTTGCTACATCTCGTCCATCAAATGTGGAATTAGTTGTAACAGCTCCTGTCAAAGCCATCGATGTGGCTTTTACTTGACCAACATTAAGGGTACCAGTTGTAATTGTTAAGTTACCGGTTGAAGCACCTGTAAATGAACCTGTACCCATAGTAAATTCGTCTGCACTCTCATCATAACCGATGAATGCATTATTCTGATCACCACGTTCAATAACAATACCAGCATCATTAGCCGGTGTACCTGTGGTACCAGTAGCATATTCAATTAATGCATCTGTATGTGTAGTGTTAGTTGAGGCAACTGTTGTAGTAGTACCATTAATAGTTAAATCACCACTTAATACTAGGTCAGCAAATTGAACATCAGAACTTGTGGCTACTGCTTGTCCAATAGATATTGCACCATTTGAAATTGCAACGCCAGTACCAGCACTTATATGAGCTCTAACCTCTGCGGCACTTGGACCAGTATAAGTTATAACACCAGTTGAACTATTGTATGCAGCTGAACCATCACCACCAGCATCAGTAACACTAATATGTGCTCTGGCTTCTGCAGCACTTGGGCCTGTATATGTGATAACACCTGTTGAAGAGTTATATGCTAATGAACCATCGCCACCCGCATCTGTAACAGATACCGCAGCTCTAGCTCTTGCGTTAGTGAAATATAAGTTAGTTGAACCTTCTGTTATTTCATCTGTATTATCTTGAGCATCCGCTACGCTATCAACATATGCTTTAATAGATTGTTGAGTAGCAAGATGAGTGGCAGAATTACTCGCCATATTATCTTCATCTTTAACCGCAGTACCACTAACACCCGTATTTAGAACTGGACTAGTTAATGTTTTATTTGTTAATGTTTGTGAACCAGCTAATGTAGCAACAGTAGCGTCGATAGCAATTGAGATATCATTATCAGAAACTGTTGTATCAATACCTGTACCACCTGAGAAATCTAATGTATCAGTGGCTAGAGCTACTGCATCATTAGAACCTGAATCAGCTCCAACCGTTAATGATGTTGTAATACTTGCCGTGCTTACTGCTGTAACTAAACCCTTGGCGTTAGTTGTAATAATTGGAATAGCTGTTGATGAACCAATTGCACCAGTATTTGAATTAACTGTTGCAAGTGTTATAGCACCAGTGTCTGATAGAGTAGCATCACCTGACATGATATTGTCAATCCAAACTGAGTTGCCAGTATCATAAAGTAATAGGGAACCATCTGCTGGAGTTGTAAGAGTAACATCATCTAATTCAGCAAGGGTATCTTCTGTATCTACTTGTGCATCCACATAAGCTTTGATTGATTGTTGAGAAGCGGCTTGCGTAGCACTGTTAGATGCCATATTGTCTTCGTCAAGTAAGCTTAAGTGGGTTTGTCCATCCACGTATGCTTTAATACTTTGTTGTGTAGCTAAATGTGTTGCGGAATCTGTTGATAAGTTGTCTTCATCTAATACTGGAACAACGAAATCTAGTGTTCCATCTGAGTCATCGTAGGTTACTGTAATAAATGTTTCAGTATTTGAGGTGACCATTGCACCTACTAAATCCTCTACGTTCTCAATGTTTTGTGTGAATTGGGCTAACGAATTCCAAGCAGTTGAGCCATCACCCATTTTGATGAAGTTATTTGTTTGGTCAAGACCCATTTCTCCCGCTGCTAGGGTAGGATTGCCAGACGCCCAATTGGCCGCCGTATCTCTTCTTATCTTAAATATTGTTGCCATATCTTATGCTCCCCCGCCGTCATATGAACCCTGTGTTACATAAATTGAATCATTATAATCACCGCCGTCTAATATTACATCTCCAGCATGGTTACCCATATCAAATGTTTGAGTAAACGTACTAGCCCCCGCCGCTAACGTAATGACTTCTCCTGATCCGTTCTTTGAGTATAGCTTGACATCAGCCGTGTTAAGTGCTAATTCGCCTTGTTGTAAGTCACTCGCTGAAGGTACTTTACCTGCAACAGAGGACTGCTTGATTTTTACTACAGTACCAGCCATATCTATGCTCTAATTTTATTGTGATGATTATATAACCACCGTTGTCTTTATTTATAATAATTGAATATTCAATCCTTATAGCTTTATTTATATCTTAAGGGGTCCGTTAAGTAAACAGATTGCAGCTGTTTCTAAATAATAAGGCTCATCAGGTGGATTATACCATGACTCTTCTTTAATTCCATAGTACTTTGAATATATCCTACCTTGTTTCCAATAATTGTTAGGGGCAAAGCCTTCACAATATATAAACCCATCTATTCCTGGATAAGCCATCATATAATCATCAGGTGATTCCCAAAAGTGTTCCCATATATGATGGTTCTCATCATTATGAAACAACATAACAGAAGAGTTTATATCATGATCTCTTATAGTTCTGCCTTCAAATACCCAATCAGGGCGAAGAACTTCTATAGGTTTCCAATAGCATTTAACCATTGTAAACTGATTTTGCATATAGATCTCATCTAATCTACCTTGTATAATTACATCTAAGTCTAAATATAACCACTTACCTTCTGGTAACATACCCGGCTTAAACAATGATAACTTATTCCATACCCCATCTAGATCCATATCAATAAGAGGTAACCAATTTATATGAGGATTTAACCCAATAGAATCATCTGTATAACAATAAAAATGAATATCATTCTCATGAGTAGTAGCTACGCAACTATAATACAATTTATTAACATCATCAACAGAATATTTGTCACCCCATTTAACTGTTACTATATTCATGACGGCGTTATTCGATGTGTATGGTATATATCTTGTGCTTCTTTTGAAGGTGCCTTAGGAAGATAATTAGTAATATGCATATCGTCTAAGAACTTACAATTGCCTTCATGCCATTTAGCCATCATTTCTCTTATAGGTTTTGGATCCATTCCGAATTGTTCTTCTACCCAATCACCATCAAACATATCTTGCATATTATATAATTGTGGGTTAATTATGTCATACCACCATCGCTCATGCTTATATATTGTTTGCCACCATGCACCTTTATGATTTGGCTCTTCAATCTTTGTTCCCCATGGTCCACCCATATCCCATTTTGTAAGTTCATCTCTCATAAAAAAAGGTAGCATCTTTGGATATGATCTAAACATTTGTAACGCATGAACAAATTTATTTAATTCAGTTGCATCTTTAAAAGTATTTAAATTTAATTCATATTTTTCAGGATCTATTATAACACCTATTGTCTTAAGACATATCTCTTCCGCATCACCTATATAATCTAAAACAAATTTTTCTTTAAGTTCTGCTTCCATCTCGCTATGTGTTATAATAGGTGACACTCCACCCACTGGTTGATTCTTATTATCTACACCAATTGCTTCGAGTCCAATTGACCAACAATGTATTACCTGTTTAACCATAGCGGCTATTTCTTCTTTGCCTTTAATAGGATTAACAAATACTTTTGCTTCGGATAAACTTGTACAATACCTTTCCCATTCATTACAAACAATATCAATAAACTTTGCACCACCTAAAAATTTCATAAAAGGGGTTATACCATGTGTTCGAATCAAGTAAGGTTTATCTTGTGCAGCAAATCTTTCTAATACTTCATCGCATTCATGATCTACATCTTTCCATTCATGGTCCCATTTACCATCATTAATTCTATTGTCCCAACCAAAAATACAATTGATATCACCTAGATTTGAATTTCTATGTTCTATTGAATCTGATATCTCATATAGTTTATCATAAAATTCATTATCACCATGTACATCATCATACTGTGGAAATATATTTTCACCATCCCATAGGTTATTATTATTAGAATTATAATTATCGTATAATGAATGTAGCATAAACCAATCTCCGAACATCCAATCTCTAAACCTAGATCTATTTGCGGTATCATAAGCATCTGTTACAGGCTTAGAACCTCCATCATCTAGCTCGGCACTGAATATGTGTGACTTATTATCTATGATATCTTGCTTAAAAGTTTCATTATAGAAGTAATCATTTGTTAGTGTTAGATGATTACAAATGGTTTCACCACCCATTCCACCTCTATAATTAAAGAATACAAATTTATGTTTGTTGTCTTTTATAAATTTTATGAGTTTTGTTTTAGTCATTTTCTATTTCATCAATGATTAGATCTCTCATCGTCTCATTACGTGCATAGAATGCTATACTCCATCTTGGTTCATTAGTCATAGCGCAATGGAATGTTGACTCTTTACCTGGTCCATACCAACCAGTCTTACAGGTCCAACCAGGTCTGTCATGTATAGTATGCACCTTACCAGTTTTCCAATCACGATATCTATAGAATGCATCTCCACCCTCACTCCAATTAAATAATATAGTATATCCTGGAGCATCTCTATTATCATGCCAACCTATATAACCATCCTTAGGATAATACATGAACAATGCATTCTGTTGTGCACCTAATTCTCTTGCAAAATTAAATCCTACATCCTCTGCAAGTATTAACCATTCGCCACCGTACTTATGATTGTTACATAAGTCTACACCCCACATCATTTCAGGTGGCCCTCTAAATTGTTTATTCTCAGCTTTATTTAATACGAGTTGTAGATATTCTTTGGAGGTGGCATATATTTTACCCTTGTCTCCTTGCTCTTTAATATCTAAAATAGACATGTCAAGGCCCTTGATACTTTCAATAAAGCCATCAAGTCTTTTTAATATCTCTTTATTTTTAATTAAGACTTCGCGCATCTGCCGGTTTTTTTAATGGTAATGTATAATGCCATATTACTATTGGTCCTTTGCATTCATCTTCTTTATATACATAAACAAAATTCCATCTTGCATCATCTTCGTATATACTTATATCTAAATCAGAATACGTATTTTCAGTTAACCACCATAAAGTTAGCTGATCCCAACTAATTAATTGTGATTTTGGTTGAACCCCTTCTGGCCACCATTCATTAGTTCTTTGCTTATTATAATAATTCCACCAATCATCCATGAATTGAAATACTCTAGGCGTTGACTTATAACCGAATACGCCACCATGTAATACCATTTCACCTCCAACAAACTTAGCTATCTTACCTGCGTATGGTCTTATATTAGTGAATACTAAATCGGAATCGAAGTCAAACATCTTAGATACATCTTCATGCTGCACATAAGTATCAGCATCTAAGTATACAGTTTTATCAAATGGGGTTTTAGATAGGCAATAGAGTTTGGCTCGAACATGATTAGGACAATCATCAACCATATAAAGATCATCACAGCGTGAATCATTCTTGGTCCATTGGTCATGAGCGAATAGGGCAATGTTTGCCTCTGGCATATAATCTAGCAGTGAATCTATAAGCATATGAGCCGCCTCATAATACTCGTAAAACTGACTTGCTACAATTATGAACCCATTAAGCTTCTTCTTTTGGTTTGGCATTTTCTTCTAAGATAATAGATGCACTATAAGCAAAGATCTCTACTAGATTACTTGCTTTACGAATTTTAGATTTTGCCACTCTATTCTTAGAAGCTTTAACCTCTGCGATTTCAAAGGCATCAACCTTTGCTGCAAATAATGCTTCATTCTTTGCTTTATCTTGATCAGCTTTTTCTTTGGCCAGTCTTCCAGCTTGGTTAGCATGATATGAATCTTCTTTTAATTTAGTATTTGCTTTAATTTCTTCGTGAGTAAACTCTTTAAATACTTGTTTCCAATCCGGATTATCTTTTTCTCCCTTAGGAGTATTTCCAATTGACACAGTTGTAGATGTGCCATCTTCATATAAGAAGTCGCATACGATTAGATTGGAAGATGCATCCGCGTAGTACGGATCATTGATTTTTTTATTCTCAGTTGCCATGATATATTCCTTTCAGTTATAATATAATTATTTATACTCGCTTATTAAATGCCTTCTACTCCAAATGTTGAACCTTCTGGACCACCTGTTCCATCTCCACCCCATACAGGTGATGGATTACCACTAGCAGGATCAGTATCAGTATGGGTTACTGTCCATCCAGTACCAATAGTTGTTGGTTCACCTTTAGCTTCAGCAAGAGAAGTCCATGTTGCTGCCAATGCTGCTAACTTAGCTTGTGTCCAAGTTCTAGTTAATGCATAACCATTACCTGCAGTACCAGAGGCAACAGCTGAACCATTAGATGTTAATGATTTTGTTTCAGTAAAGTTAGTTTGTCCATCAACCCATGATTCATACTCAGCAATTGTTGTTTCAGTAGCAGATGAAGCCGCCATATGTGTTTCTATTGCTTCTGTTATTGTATTAAATGCTGCACCTGATTTGGTATAACATGAAACTATTTTATGCTTTGCCATATTATGCTGTCCTTAACCAAAGTTTCATTGTAGTTACTGAGTCTGTTGCGGCCATAATTGTTGCACCAGTATATGAACCAGTATAAGTTCCTGAATAATATCCAGTATATGTGCCTGAGTAATATCCAGTATATGGACCTACTTGACGTCCTGAGTAGTATGTTGAGTAATAACCTGTATAAGCTCCAGTATAGTTACCGGTATAAGCACCAGTATAATCACCTGAATAGTTTTGGTCTGTTCTTTGTTTTCTTGTATCAACAAAGGCCGAACCTACTGTTTGCCATGTTCCTGTACCAGGAGCGGCTGCAGCTAATGTGTACTTACCAATACCTGTATCAACAATAGATTCTTGATACATTTCTACTAAGTCATTAATCTCAGCATCAGACATCTCTTTCACTTGATTTGAATTCCATTTTAGAGGTCTTGTTGCAGTTGTATTCGAACCAGTTGTTCTCTTCCAAAGTATTGTGCTATTAGCAACTGAATCCACAGCTAATTTGTTATTAACTGTACCAACGTTAGTCCATGTTCCTGTACCAGGAGCTGCTGGTTGTAATACATATGAACCTACACCACCTGCAGCAATTTTAATATTGATTCTATCAACAATGTCAGCTCTGCATTCAGCATCTGTCATTTCAATCATACCATCAAAAGAACCACCATCATATTTAACTGCGAACGGCCTAGCTGTTGGGCTAGGAGTAACGTCAGTTAAGTTTTGTCTAAAGACATAGTTGTCTGTATGAATGGTTGTATTAGCCGGGTGAGTTCCCTGTGCTTGGTCACGTCTAGTATCTGCGAATGTACCAATGTCTGTCCAGCCCGACTCTGCATTCATTGCAAGGTGGCCAGTATTATTAGATGTCATTCCAGAAAAATGGTCTAATATTAGATCGACGTTGTCATCAATTTCAGCTGCGGACATTTCCTTAAGTCCTGCACTTCCATTCCACTTTAAAGGTTTTGGCATATTATTTTCCTCTCTTTCTTATATATATACGTTAATTAAAATGTTCCACCATCAATTGTTCCACTTGCTTGTGGAACTCCAGTTGAACTAAATCCTAAATGCTGGTATTGTGTACCAGTTATGTAGCTTAATGCTGTACCGCCAGCGTTTGATACCCAATATCCGTCACCAGTATGTGAACTTACACCTGTACCACCATGAGCTATTGCAACATCTGTTGCTGCCCAAGTACCTGTAGCAATACTACCTAATGTTGTTATTGTAGCTTGACCAACATAGTTTGAATCAATATCAATTGCATCAGCAGCAACACTTAATCTGTTTGCTGTACCAACAACATTGATTGTATTACCAGACTTAGTTAAACCATTTCCAGCACTAATTTGACCAGCACCTGAGAATTGGTCAAATGTAATTGCAGTTGTACCAAGTGTGATGGCACCGTTTGTGCTCATTACATAACCATTGTCTCCGTTATCAGTACCTTCTTCAGCAAATGTAAATGCACCTGCGGTTAATTCAGAGGCTGCATCAGCGTCTGGTGTTCTTGTTATAACAAATGCAGTAGAACCATCACCAACAGTTGTTACTTTATAGAAACCATTTTGTAAACCAGCTGTTTGGTCTTTAACAAGAATTCTATCATCTGCAACAAGAGTTACACCATCGATAGAAATTGCAGCGTTTGAAGTTGCAGTTAGTGTACCTGCACCATTGTTATATGTTGCAGCAAGGTTGGCTGTTGTAGCAACACGACAAGATTTTTTAACATCTAAACCGTTTGCAACAGAGTCAACATATGCTTTATTTGTAAGTGAATCAGAACCAAATCCAGCACGACCTTCATAACTTGAAGGAACCGTAACTGTTCCTGTACCATGTGGTGCAAGTGATAGGTTACCGTTTGAATCAGTTGTTGAAATTGCATTACCATCTATTGATACATTGTCAACAGCGATTGCTGTCATTCCAGCTAATGCTGTAATTGTATCACCAAGAGATGTGTCAGTAGAACCAATTGTTATACCATCATTTGCTAGTTTACCGTTAGCAATTGAACCTGCTAACTGAGCATTAGTAATGCTGCCAGTTAATGAAGATGTTGGATAGTTAGTTGCATCAGTTAGGTCAAATGCAGGAGTTGTATCTGCAGTACCTAATGATAATGTAACACCACCGTATGCAACAGTTGAGTTTGCTAATTTACCATTAGCAATTGAACCAGCAAGTTGTGCATTCGATATACCTAAAGCTTTAACCGTTACATCACCTGATGTTACATCAAAGTCAGCAGTGTTTAATGTTACAACACCCTTATTAGCTGAGGTTGCAACTTCTGCGGCAATTGTTATTGTATTATCTGATACTGTTGTATCAATACCATCACCACCTGTAAAGGTTAATGTCTCACCAGTATTAAAGGTATCATTTGAACCTGAATCAGCAGCAAGCGATAAGCTTGATGAAGCTGGTGCAGTAAAGCTTAAGTTACCCGAACCGTCAGTTGTTAAGACATGACCATTCGAACCGTCAGCCGTTGGATGAGATAAACCATCAAGGATAACCTTACCAGATCCATGTGGTGTGATTGTAATATCACCATTTGTATTTGTTGATGTGATTGCATTACCATCTAATGTTAAGTTGTCAACATTTAATGCACTAATTTTACTCGATGCGTCTGTTATAATTGCTGATGACGCTGTTAGCGTACCCGCAGTGTGGTCCAACATGTCTGTGTAGACTTGACCACCAATTACTCGTGCTACTACATCCGAACCCGATGTTTCGCCAATGAATAATTTATCTGAACTAAATGAGTAAGCCTGTTCACCAACCGCTAATGCATCTGTTGCCGGCGAGCCTGTGGCTAAACTATATTTAGTTACAATGACTGTTCCTGCCATCCTATTTCTCCTCTAATTTGTTAAGTTGTAGCGCCACTAAAATGACCCTCCATTAATTTTTGTATTACTATTCGTATCTTCCATAGTCGGCTTAACTTTAAATGTTCCGGCAGAACCATCCCATTGTATAATTGAACCATCAGCTCTAGCAGAAACATCAACATCAGTTAACGCTGCGAGCTGCGACGTTACCCCCGAGACACTTACATTTCTTGCCATTATAACTTTCTTTGTGATTCCAGCGGATTGGTATCCCCTATTTGCTGTAATCTTTCCTTGTAATGCCATTATGTTTGTGTAACTCCTGGGTTAATCGTAACTTGTCCTTCGACAACCCTAGTCTTCTCACTTGTAGAAGTCTTGGTTATCTCCACATCATATAAGTATCTTCCGGCCTTCAATCCATTTGTAACCGAATTCGATAGAGTTATTGTAATTAATCCCTGTCCGGCATTAGCTATAGTAGCTCCAAAATTTGTTGCGGTACTTGAGGCATAGCTTTTTCGCATTTGACCCGCTACAGTATATCCAGTTAAATCTGCAACGTTACCATTACCATCTTCTACCACGATGTCAGCACTATAGTCTGCACCTTGGTCTATACTTAAATTGCTTAATACTGCCATTTCCCTATACCTTTATTTATATTATTGTCAATTTAGAACAACTGGTTGCCAGCAACATCATAAATATCTAGTTTAAGCGATGGCGCACCTGTTGTTGTTATGCTCACTGAACCTAAGTTTGTTATTGTACCAGAACCTGTAACCGCACCTGTCAAAGTAATGGTTGGATCGTTAACATCAAAGTCAATAGTTCCATCACCATCTTGATACACAACCGATATGCCTGACTCAGTATTAGAGCCAACCATAGCGCCAACAACATCTTGAACTTCTTCAGCGAAGTTATCAATGTTACCAACTACGTGATTATGTCCATCATCTGCAATTGCGAAGTCTATATGGTTATTAGCATCATCATATGTTACTGATATTCCACCAGTTTCTGTACCACCAAGCATTGCACCTACCGCATCTTGGAATGACTCACCTTGTTCATGGAATACTGATTTTAAATCTGTTCCGCCATATGATAATGTTGTAGCATTCAAGCTACCAGATACATCTACCTTATGCGATGCGTGAGCACTTGTACCAATACCAATACGTTGGCTTGAGTTAATTTGCATTGCTGTACTAGAACCAGTACCAAATGTTAATAGCGTTGCAGCACTTACACCCGCTGTTGAACCACTTAATCCAGAGCTTGCAGTAACAAGTGTGCCAGTCATTGTATCACCAGCAACAGCTACATAAGCAGCACCGACGGCAGCAATATTTGAAGTAGCGGTGGTTAATTCACCGTGTAATTCTAAAATAGCAGGACCAACCGTTGCCGCAGTTGTTCCCATCGCAGCTGCCGAGATTGTACCTAGCTTCGTATTTATAGCAGCAATATCAGTATCGTTAGATGTTATATTAGTTGTTTGAGTATTGTCAACTGCATATTGAGCATTAAGAATAGCTACTAGAGTTGTCTCTGAACCATTATATCCAGATAAACTATTGTTAGCTAAATCAATACCGGCTGTTGCAGCTAGTGTCGTAATATCTGCATGATTCTTATTTGCAGCTTTACGCAAAGTACCATAATTAGTTGTGTCCCATAATGCAGCAGTACCAACAATAAGATCAAGCGCTTCTGTTCGTGTCTCATGGTCTGCTAATGCAGAAACTATATCTGTTGCACCTGCTAATGGCTCAGTCAGATTAGTTAAGTTACCAACAGCTGTTCCCAACTCATTGGTCTTGACTCTCCATTCTTCAAATGTATTTGCTGTTGTTACGTTTACTGTTGCCATATTATCTCTCTATTAATTGTTTTAACATATCTTTAATTTCCGATACATCTTGTTCTACTTTATTTAATCTCTCAGCTTCTCGTGCCATCCTTGCTCTATTAGCAGAATGTCTATCACCTTCGCTGCCCATATTTATAACTGCACCTGAGTTTGTATCTCTTACCATTCCCGGATGTCCTTGAACTGGTATATGCATTACACTCTCATTGCTATAGCCCTAAGATCTTGACACATTGGAATATAACTTGTACCAGTAGATCTCATTACAATCTTAATTGCAAATATAGTAAATGAAGCTGCAGGGGCAATATCATATACTGTTTCATCGTATGTAGATCCATCCGAGAATTTAACTGTTGCATTAGGTGTAGCTTCAACCCATGACTCAGCATCAAATGTTCCAGCCGTGTTACCAGTCTTATAGTACACGTCAACAAATGATCCGTTTGGTCTATTAATATCTAAATATATTTTAATTGCATCTGATGTATCTTGTAATTCAATTGTTTTAGTTACATACTTTGCTAAGTTAGATCCTAATGCCGCCGTTGTCTCAGCAGTAGCAGTTAATGCAGTTAACCCTGCATTAAATACACCAGCATTATTATCAATTCTATTACCAATAGTAATTACTGAACAACGTTCCATATCAATAACAGGTGATAGGTAAGCATTCGTTGAAGCGAATGTACCATCAAACTGTAATGTTTGCGTGGCCCCAGATTTAATTACTTTAGGATATAAAGGAGTATAGTCTTCGTTAAGTACTATAGCCGCTCCAGTAGCAGTAATAGTTCCACTTGACATTAATGCATCTTTAACTGTCCATGTTGCTGTAGTATCAGGTAATACAATCCCTTGTACAACTGGATGTATTGTATTCCAAGCTAGATGTTGAGTTGCAGTACATGCAGTACCACCACCATTACCAGCAGTAATCGCAAGAACATGACCACCAGGAGAACCAGCCGCTGTTGTAATAGTATAACTATCCATAGTTACTGCCACAATAGTGTGTGTTATATTTAATTCGTCTGCATCATAACCATTTGTATCTGCAAATCCAGCTAAAGTAACTGTGTCACCAACTTTAAAGCCGTGATCTCTATGAGTTACTTTAAATGTATTAGCCGCACCGGCAGCCGATGCTACAGTTGTTAATGGATTTGCTTCTAAAGCTCTTGAAGGCAATGCAGCATTTCTAAGTACACAATTACGTGAAGTTGAAATATCAAATACTGCTCTATTCAATGTGAACATTAAATCTTTATTCTGATCAGGAGTCCATGTTGAAGCATTCTGTGATTTAAATAATACACCAGCGTATGGCTGTTGGCTTATTCTATTACCATTTTGATCTTCATCACCAATCTGAGCATAACGCACATGGTATTTATTTGAGTTAGATATAACTGTTATTGCATATTCAACACCATCTTGTAAATAAACAGGGGATGGGAATGTAAATGTTGTTGCAGCAGATGTACTAACAGCACTTGGATTAAGTGTTACATCAGAGAATGGAATAATAACCTGTGTTGGGAATCCATTAACCATTTCTCTAATCTGTATTTGAACTGGTATGTTATCATCTTTAGTAGTAAAGTTAAGATCTACTGAAGTAACAAATGCAGCTTGGTCAAGTAAGATAGATTGAGCAAGTGGATCACCCCAATTAACCCTCGGCGTCGTTCTTTGTCCTGTATCTCTACTAGCACTTTGTGTTTGAGTACCAGCCGAAGTTTTCTGAATGAATGGAGTTCTTGTTGAAATAATAACATTCTCTCTAGTTTCAATTAATCCCGCAGCTGTATACATTGCTGTAGCGGATGTTGTTGTTATTGAATCGTCATTATCAGATCTTTGAGTTAGTTTAAATTCTTTTTCACCAGCTGGGAAATTTAAGGCAGAGTTATTAGGTATTAAGAATGTACCACTTATTGCGCCGTTCGCATCGGTTGTTAATGTCGTGGCCCCAGCGGGGTGAGCAGTAACAGTATTAACACCAACTAAAGGTGTATAGCTTGTTGATGTAGTAGATACATAGTCTGCTACAGATGTACCATCAAAAAATGCATAGACTTGAGTTGCAGGTTTCATGCGTGTTGCGGAAAATTCTACAAGTCTTGTTCTCATAAATGGAACAAAGTTAACTTCAACAATACGATCACCAATACTAAATCTTGATGTTACAACCTCAATAGTTTGTTGAATACCTGTTCGTGTAGATGTACCAGTCTGAAAGAGTCCACTAGTTCTACCACCGACTCCACGCCATTCTTGACCAGTCCAGTTAGTTGACCATTCGCCCCATACAGTACCTACCTGAGGCTGAAGGTTTGCTACCATCGCATCAAATTCACCATCGTTATTAATTACTACTTCAGGCCTTCTATCAACATCGCGCCATTCATCAGTAGTAGGAGTTAGTGTCATTCCACCAGTCCAATTAAATACATCGTAAGGGTTAACGTTAATTAAACCAGAGTACTGCCCTTGTGTTATCATAGCAGCTGAGGTATATGGCAATGTAACTAAATCGCCAGTTCTAACTGTAGTAGATGACGCATGATAATCTAATGAAGCATTACCTTGAGAGAATGGAGGTCTTAATGTACGACTCTTTAAATCAACAGAGGCTTTATACTCTGAGGAATTAGATCTCGACATTCTAGTATTTGAAAATGCGTCTACTAAATAACCTGATTTCCATCTTGCATTATTAGATGCATCTAAAATTTGTGTATTCTGTGCTTCAGCTTCTAAGAATGAAAGCACACTATAATATTCTACTTGATTAATTCGTTTTTCAATACGACCAATATCGCGCATAGTAAATCTACGCTGATCTATGTATTCAACTTCTACTTCACCTGGATTTAATGTATATGCAGGAATAGTTAATGTATATAAATGCATTGCATCGGATGGAATATTTGGTTTTTCTGGGTAACGTGATGGAACGCCAGGCGCAACACCAAATGTACCAGCAGAATTTAAATAAACTTTATCTATTCTTGGTAGATAGAATTGAATATCAGTTGAGAATTGTGTACCTTTAACTGGAGCATTTGATATTGAATTACCTGTTCCTGTAAAGTTACCACCAGCATCTGCTACGCGTGGTCTAAAGTCAACACAAGCTCTTAATTCTAAATCACCAAGCTTAGGAATGTCTGCATAATCGATTTGACCAGTGTATGAATCAACTGTGAAGAAGTCTCCTGTTGAATGTGAGAAGTATTTGTATGTAACAGTAAGTGCTACAGCCGCAGTATAGTTTGATGTGCTCTTTAATTTAACATGACCTACATCATAGTAATCATCTCTTTGTCCTGTATCTAATTCGAAATGTTCAGTAACATCAGTAGAACCTGAAGTCTCAACAACAGTTACTAATTGGTGTACGTCAGCATGACCAAGTGCTTGACCTTTTTCATATCCAGCCGCTGCACCATCATATCCTCCAGTCACACCAGCACCAAAAGCTACGGATGTATTTGCAGATAATGTTTTAGTCTTATGTGTTAGAGTTCTAACCATAGGTGCAATTAATCTTACTGTATCACCTACAGCACCATCACTGCCGCCACCGCCTAAATCTCCAGTGGTTGGTAAGCCATCTATAACAACATTCGGTGGAGTTGCATTATTATCAATTGTAATATCACCAACTAAAACTTCTTCACCGCCATCACCATCATTAGTATCATTTATTAGAATCCAGTTTGTATTAGCTGACTTAGATCCAAATTGTTCACCAGTAGCTGCCGCAGTAAATGTTGCGGTACCAGAACCTGATACTGTAGCCGAACCAACGATGCGATTAGTATTATAACTAAAGTCATATACAGCAGATAAGTTTGGATCTACTTCACCGTTAAGTGTCTTAATTCTTTTATATGGTAATTCATATATTAATGAGTCTGGACCAAAGTTGTAAGTTGCAATAGTCGCAGCAAAAGCTGTACCTGCCGCTGTACCTTCTTTGTCATCTAGTTGAGTTGCAACTGCCATACCAGTAGGATACGTTGCTAAATCAAGAACAACTTCAAATATATGTATTCTATATCTTGATCCAGCCGTTGCACCATCACCTGAAACACGTTCAATCGAACGAGCTCGGCAAGTACCAATTTCATTTCCACCTGAATTCTCAATAGAGATTTTGCCGAATGTAGTAATATCAGGAACGCCGGTCATTGCTGTGACTTCAATATAGTTATTGTGTGTTACCTCTGTAAGCTTATCTGAAACAACTTCTGATGTTCTTGCTCTGTCAACGGTTACATTAGTAGTTGATAATGTTTGGATTTCATAACCTCTTACATAAGCTTTAGAAGGCTCAACAGCAAGAGTTAATTTAGTAGCATCAGGACTTGCTGCTTGATGTGTTTTAACAAGAGCTTTAAATGGATTTACATAGTAGTTACCAGATTCGTCAAATGTTCTACGAGCTAATTCATCTTCAAGGTGATTATAATCTGCGGTGCGAGCATTCTTAATAACAATGCCTTCTTCTAATCGAGCTATAAGAACAAAGTTACCTGTTGTCGCATTAACTGCTTGAGTAGATAATACTGCTGTAATAGAATAACGATGTGCACCTGGAGCTGATGCGTTAGGAGTTCCTGTAGCATTATCGTTTAACGATGCATCAGTACCTGAACTAACAAGAGCTTCAGTGACAAGTAAGCCGATATCAAATGACACATTGCTTGTATACTTAGATAATATAATTGTCTTAGCCTTAGCTACAACCATATGTTTCTTAATATAATATATGCCATCTTCTAGTGACACAATAGAGCCAAAGCCTGTAGGCGTATTTGCATTAGCATCATTAGAACTTGCAACAGTCGCTGTCTTACTTCCTGTTGCTGTTAATGAAGCGCCTGATGCAAATACTGCACCAGATATATATTGTACCCATATTGTTATAGAGTCATCACCCGAAGCTAGAGCTGCATGGATAACTTTAGCAACGTTTGTACCATCGGTATATTCAGTACCAACTATATCGGCAACTAAACCGGTGTTACATGCTGATAGTCTTACATAGTCAAGTTTATTATGCAAGTGAAGTGCACCAGGAACAACAACCGAACCTTCTTTAAATATATGATCTCCCGTAGAAGATAGTTGATGTTGTAATGATGTTTGTAACTGAGTTAACTCTCTTGCTTGTACAGCCTTACCGGGTCTGAATAATACTCTTTGGTATTTTTCTTTTGGGGATAATCCATCCGCTCCTGCGGTTTCAAAATCGTCCCAATATGGTTCTACGTTAAATGAAATTGCCATGTGTCTGTCCTATTTAAAATGCGACTACTAATCGTACTGTTTCTACTTGATCTGTTGCCCTGCTAGTTGCTGTTTTATTCTCGATAAACATAACATCACCTGAATGATGGTTAATTAAAGGTGCTGTTACTGCTGTGCAGTCTTGTCCTGCAATTGATGTGCCTTCTTCACGAATATAATCTGAAGCAGTGAATGCTACAAAGCCTGTAGCTTCGTTTTGTATATAATGTAATACACCAGAGGTGGCATTATATTCAACAACAAAAGCCTTAGCACCTGTTATAGTACCTTCAACAACTTGGTCTGACGGGAATGTATTACCCGTAGCAACCGTTAAGCTTGAACACGTATTATATGCTGTAGCACTTGCTATAGCACCAACGGTACCTGTACCAGTACTTGTAGTAGCTATTGCTTTAAATACAGTTCCAACAACATAATCAGCTGGTGCTCCAGCAGTTGCCCAGTTTGCAGCTGAGCTATTACCTAATGTTAAGATTTTATAAAATTGACCAACAACCATTGAGCCAGCACCACCGATAGCAGTTGAGCTAGCGGCTAATGTAGTTGGGTTTTTCAAAATAGCTATTTGTCTAAAGTCGTTTGCATCAGGAATAGAAGCTGATTCATCACCAGTAAATGCTTTATTAATTGTTACATAGTGTGCACGTAAATCATTAGTAGGGCTAGCGCCGTATCCACCTGGAGGACCAATGACTGGTCTTACCGCACCACCAGAACCACCACTTACGCTTACTGCAACAGTCGCGTGAGTATATCCTGTACCAGCAGCCGTCATCGTGATGTCTGTAATAACACCTGATGTAAGAGTTGCCGTAGCAGTAGCACCTGTGCCGTCACCTGTAATAGTTAATGTAGGAGTACTTGTATAACCTGTACCGCCCGCTGTTATCTTCATATTATATATTGCACCATCGATAGCCGCTTGTTGAACACTCCATTGATTTGTCAATGCAGTATCTGATCCAGCTACCGGAGCTGATTCAATAAGTCTAACTGGTATAAAAGTAGATGTTAAGAATTTTGTTACATCCGCTGTTGGGACAGTGAACATATATTTCCATATGTAACCATCTGATCCTGAGTGATTTAAAACTCCAGAAGTTTGTACACCTATTATATCCGGGTTAGTTGAGCTTGTTCCTGCTCCTGCTTTTAAGCACATATATACGTTGTTATTATCTGTAATAACAAAATACTTTTTGCTTTCAATATTTGTATCTTGATCGTCATACTCGATGTATGTTGTACCAGATACCCATAAGTTTCTTGTTGCGCAATGAACAATATCTGTTGCGTCTAGTTTCTTCATGGCAAACATGTTTTCCCATAAAGTGTTGTTTGCATAATCATTTTCGTATGGAACCGTTGGAGAGGTGTCGTCTGCCCAAGCATTCGGCCTTCCCAGTGCCATATAGAATTGGTTAGCTGCAAGACTATCTACGAACTTATTCGTTGTATCTAATCTAAATTTACTTGTAATAATTGCTGACATTTTATTTCCTCTGTTATATGTTTATGAATATGTTGATGTACAATCTTGCACGTAATAAGTTATATCACTATTTTGGTTTACTCCATTTACTATATATGGTCTAGTATATGTACTTGTATATGGTTCACCAGCTTGTACGGCAACGGTATCACACGTTAATTTCATAACCTCTTGGTTATGTTGTATCCTTATATTGTTATTTATAGCATCTTGAAGTGTATAATGAGCAAAGTTTGAATTTGGACCTAAATATCTAAACTTCATGTTATCCCAATGATTCTGCATTCCAATAATGCTGAACTCTGAACTACCTCTTGCAAAGTATGTCCAAGTTTTCTCTAAATAGCTTCCAACTTCATGGAATGAAACTGGACCAATTTGAAGTTGTGCTATGTTTATATTTATCAGACCAGCAGCTGCTAACCAGCCAGGCTGTACTTCATCATTAGTTGAAGTTAATAGCTGAATAAATATTGATACTTCCCCGAAGAATATAAATCCTGCAGGGTGAATTAGTCTTGTAAATGCATTCTTCCAATCAGAAATATTTTTACCAGTCTTAAGAACATATGAAAACTTTTGATAATAATAAGAGTCCTGTATATATTTTCTATCTGATAAGAAACCATTTGCTGTAGTAAACAAACCTTTAGGATATGTCTTAACCACATCGCTGTTTGCTAATGCACTTGTAAATGTTAATTTATATTTAGTTGTACTTGATTCTGAATATACTCCTTCAGCATAATCTGTACCTGGAGTTTTATATACATCATTTACAAATACAATATCGTCATCAAAAAATGCAGAGTTACCTGCATCATTATTTCCACTTACGACTGTAGGTGTACCGGATATTGTAAATGTATTCCAAGGGGTATACTTAGATTGATTAATTTTAATATCCGCAGCTTGATCCGTCCAGTCTCCATCTGATGGAACAAGTAAATCTATATACGGAAAGTATGTCTCAACTTCATCATCATATATAGTTCTAAAAAATGATGTGATTGATTCAGGTGTACCTCTACTTCTATAGAACTCAATCAAATGCTTATAGAACATCCTTGGATCTGTAGCAAAGTCTCTAGGTATAGCAATACCAATTTCATTCTGAAGCTCTGTAAGTAATGTCTCTTCTACTTCATCAATATCTCTTTGGATATCTAATGCGTTAAGATAGAATCCAGATTTGTTTTGACGTTCTAAATATAATGCATATACCTTAATGAACTCAATAAGATCAGGATATGAAGTAGCTACATGTTCCGGTATTAAGTCATTAACATAAGATGATATATTATATTTACCGATATGGGCCATTAGCAGCTAGCCTCTGTTTCGTAATCGATTCCAGCAGTCGTACCACCAGTAGCCATAGTATCAATTGTTCCTGTTATAGTTGCGCCTGATGTATCAATAGTTAGTAATTCATTTCTCATAGGTTTAATATCATTCGATGCTGGATTAACTTTAACATCGATTGTAGTTTGTCCAGTAGGAAGTGCAGTTGGATTAAAGCCATTTAATGTAACAGTTCCAGTAGTTTCATTTACCGAACCAGCATTTGTATTATATATTATTCCATTAGCATCAACGATTTGAATAATTCTTGTACCGCTTGAAGTATCATAGAAGTCTTTTAACATACATTGCTGACCACTATATGTAAATAAATTTGATGACACATAAGAACCAAGAGTTGATGTAGTACCATCTAAACTATCTAACTTTTGATTAAACTTAAGTGAGTATGATGTTGCTGTACCAAGCACTGGTATGATCTTCTTTGTCATTCTAATACGAGTGATGTTAGATAGGATAGCAATATTAGTATCGTCTATTTTCTTCATAACATTACTTGCTCTAAATACTCCACCAAAACTTTTTAGTACGTCGGTATTATGTGAGATAAGTGAACTCCTTACTGATGTTGCCAAACCTTCTGCAGTTACTGAAGCAAGGTTCGGATTAAATTTAAAGAAAACCTCTAAATTAATATACGTATACTCAGGGTCAAGAAGGACAGGAGTGATACTTACAACATTTTTAGGTTTAAGAATATTTCCAATGATTGTTTCCTTTTGTACTGTGGTTAATACATCAGCCGATAAAGGCTTGATACTAATATATACTTTACCATAATCAGGTACATCATGATCTTCACCACCCCATACTGATACTGCTTCAACGTCAGCAAATTCGTTTTTAATAATAGCTTTATAGTCATCTGGTGTAACAGCTCTGTTTTGAGATACGTGAGCAAGAGGAGCATTAAATTTAATTGCCTCTTTAGTTTCTCTTGCTGCACCACCAGTAGCTTTAGTCACAAGTGTCATCGTCTCATCGGTATTGCCGTTAAGTGTTCCTGTCATACTAAACACTGTAGCACCATTCACATTAACACCAGTAGGTATATGTGAATATTCTATCTCAACACTGTTACCATTGCCTGGTCTCTTACCAACAATGTTATCACCAAATTTAACTTCATAATGCCCGTCTCTTCCTTCTTCTAAGAAGAACACTTCACTTGAACCATCTAAGTCAACTATATTACTATTAAGAGAATAAACTTTAGCTGCTGATGTTGAATTTGAATCGGTAACTGTTACCTTAATCGAGCTTGTGTTAACATTTACCATAGGAAGTATATACGATTCGAAATTATTATTTTGGAATGTGTATGTTATACTAGTTAATACCCCTTGTTCAATTGCAACATTAGAGAAATTCCAACCATCTGTTGAATCAAATACAATATTTTCTGTAACTGAATTAAACATTGGATATGTGACACCATTAATTATTGTTTGGAATGTAGTACCTCTTGGCATTGACAAAGGCAATGGAGCATTAGCAGAATCATGATTCCATAAAGGAGTTGCTGTAGTATCGTAATTCATTTTAACATCGACATAAGCAACCGAAGGGGCAATAGATCTTGGAGTATATCCTAATAGTTTGGCATGAGATACAACTGAAGTTCGTAGCTGAGCTGTATCAAGAAATGTTTCATTCAAAGCGAAGTTCGCATTCATAGAGTTGATGTGTGTTATATAACTTAATACATCAATGATGGTACTCATCGCTGAGCCATCGTAGTTATAATCATTGAAGGTTGTATCTGTTGCCTTCATATAATTAACTAGATTTAATTTTATTTGGTCAAAGTCTAATTCACTTGCTGAAATTCTGCGTTCTATTGCCATTATCGTATTCTCTCTATTGTGGTAGCGATGTCTAATATCTCGTTAGTTGATTTAACTCTACCGGTTACTGTAATATATACCATATTCTCATCGGGCTTTGCGTTAATATTAGTATTAAGTACCTCTATTCTTGGCTCGTAATTCTTTAAAGCTATATTAACACTTGTTCCCATGTTCGATGCTGTTACATTTGTCATGTTCTCAAAGAGATATGCTCTTAGGTTTGCACCAAAATTATAATCAAATGGTCGCTCACCGTGATTAGTGCGAAGTATATTAAGACAGCTTTGTATTACCGCTGCATTGTTCTTCTTTATTCCAATGTCATTGGTATTAGGATTTTGCTTAAAAGTAAAATCTAAATCTTTATACGTTTCTTGTCGTGCTATCTCTGCCATATATCTTATTTATACTAATTAATCGGACCACCCGTTCTATCTTGGTTAACATTGTTCTCATTATGGACATGTCCATCTAATATAAGTTTATCAGTAGCGTTACTAGTAGTTGTTATACCTTCAATCGACAAATTCTTAGTAATTGCTACATCGCCATCTAATGATATTATTCCTGAATATGTTGACCCAACATCATTAGTATATTCTGATTTTATTGTTAAAGTTTGTGCAGTCTGAGCTAATGATGATTGTGTTATCGATATATCACCCACGCCGGTTAGACTAGTTGTACCAGTTATTTCTGCCGTCATATTGCCAGTAACAGTTGCTGTCATATTGCCAGTGATAGTTGACTCAGAGTTACCCTTTATATCTGCAACCATATCGCCACCAACTTGTGTAGTTAGATCTTTTGCTACTAAAATATTCGCATCACCACGCACATAAATTCTAACATTACCTTTAACTTCAAGTGTATCATTGCCACATA